TTCGTGATCTCGTTCGACCCGGCCCACGAGACGTTGCCGTAGTTGCCCGGAGCCCCCGACTGATTCCATTCGGCAACGTCGATCTCGGCCTTACCGGTGTCGTCCCAGCCCTCTTGGATCGGGTCGGTCTTCCACGTGTTCAGGTACGTCTGACCCTCCAACCAGAAGAACCCTGGCCAGAAGCCGTCACCCGCATGGGCGTTGACCTGGAACCGAGCCTCGAACGTCATCGTGTTCCCGCTGGTCGGCGTGAACAGTCGCGTGTTGGACTGGCATGCACCGGAGCGCCACGGCTGGTTGATCGTCCCCGGGTACGACGGGTCCGACGGGTACCGAGGTCCCGACGTCGACAGCTGCTGAGCCCGGACCTGCAGCCGGCCGTCACCGGTCAGCACGCAATGGGACGGCTTGTACCACTGGATCTCGTTCTGAGCGAGGAACCCGCACCGGTCGTACACCCACCACTCCGGGTCCAGGTTCTCCCCGACCGGGCCATTGAACTCGTCCCCGAACACCAACCCTGACAGCGGGGTGTTCGCTCCGGACGCCGTCGAGTCGGGTCCCGTCCCGTCATTGTTCGTCGCCTTCACCGTGAAGGTGTAGGCGGTGCCGTTCGTGAGCCCGGTCACCGCGGCCCGCCGGTACGTCGATCCGTTCGAGGCGGCGATCGTCGTTGTCGAGCCGACCCCCACCGTCGTCGGAGACTGCGGTGTCGCCCCGACGTAAGGGGTCACCGTGTACGACGTGATCGCGCTGTTGCCCGTATCCGCGGGCGCCAGGAACGCCACCGACGCCGCCCCGTCCGACGTGATCGACGTGACCGCGGTCGGGGCCGAGGGAGCCGACCCGGCCACCCGCGTGTGCGGGCGGACGGGCTGCCTCATCAGCAGCGCTCGAACGAGAAGCTGGCTCTCACGTTGACCGCGGCGGGGGCGGTGCACCGCAGGACGATCCCGCTGGACACTGCGGAGTCGGGGGTGTCGCCGAGGGGCCAGTCGTAGAAGAGCAGCCCGCCGGTCGGGGTGAGCGGCCACGAATCGAACTCGGTCAGGACCGTCGGCTCCGACGTCGCGGCGTAGAACCCGGTGAACCCTGCCGTGATCGACCGGCCGTAGAGCTGAGTCACGGTGCCGGTGGTGTTGCCGGTACCCGGCGTCGAGTTGCTCGCGAGGGTGCTGTACATCAGCTCGCACAGCACCGGGGTTGCGGACGCGGTGACCCCGTCGAAACCGACCTTGACCTTCTTCAGGTCGATCCCGAACTGGGCGGGAGCGATGAGACACAACACCGTCTTCGCGGTCGCCGCGGTCAACGCGACCGCTGCCCCGGTCCGGAGGGTATACCCAGCCTTGGCCATGCGTCGGTTCCTCTCGCTCGGGCCGTGGATTACAAGGTGATGCGAACGATCCCGAGAGCGTTCCACACGATGGTCAGCTGCCCGGCGGTGACCGACTGGACGCCGCCGAAGTAGTTGTACGAGATCCCCTGGTCGGCCACGGGCGTGGTGGCCGTGTCGTCGTACACGAGGGTTCCGTAGACGTTCGTCAGGGTCGCTGCAGTGCCCGAGGACGTGTCGGTGGCGTCGTAGAACACGACGTCGGCGGTGGCGGAGTTGAGCGTGCCGCCGGACAGCGCCACGCCGCCCTGGGCGTACTGGCCCGCCTGGAACACTTCCTGCGCGGTCGCCCACTGCCCCACGTTGTACGCCGAGTTCGCAGACGTCACGTCGTTGTCCGGAGTGATCGTGTTGTTGTAGAGCGCTGCCTTGGGCGTGTCGGCGCCCAGGTCGAGGGCCGACGTGTTGTCCAGGACGTCCGCGATGAACGGCCGGAAGATCTTGCTGTCAGTCCATGCCATCAGAGCTTCGCCTCCCCGAGGGCCTCGGCCACGCTGGCTTCGGCGGTGGTGGTTTCGGTAAGTTCGGCGGGCACCGCATCAGCGGCCTTCGTCGCCCACTCCGCTTGCTCGGCCCTGGCCGCCTCGAGCGCGGTCTCGGCGACCTCGATGTCCGAGCGGATCTGCCCGGCCAACTGCTCGAACCGGTCGGCCTTGTCGCGCAGCCGACCGAGCGCCTCTTCGAGCACTTCGACCTGCTGCGCGCCGTGCGCTGCCGCTGCCGCCGCGAATGCGGCAGCCTTCTCGTCGTCCATCAGTGCCCTCTCAGGTCGGCAACAGCGGTGGGGGCGAAGACCGCGCGGTCCTCGCCGTCGTCCCGGACGACGGAAACCGCACCGGCAACCCGGCCCTCGTCGTCACGAGCGAGGATCTGGCCGGCCGAGTAGTCCTCGCGCTCGACACGGACGACGCCAGCCGAGACCCCGGGCCTGGTGAACGGGGTCATCAGGCCGGCCATCTTCGGGCAGGGGTGCAGCGGCACACCCGCCTTGCCGGCCGGTGCCAGGTACTGGCGACCACAAGCGGTGCATGCCCACGCGTTCGGCGGTGCGGAGAGCAGTGCTGCACGATCCATCTCGATCCTCCCTCGCGGGCAGGGTAACGAGACGGGGCGCGGCGACGGCGGATCAGGAGCGGGGACAGCGGATCAGAGGAAGCGATCACTCTCAGCGTGCGGGTGCATCTCGACGGCCAGCCCGACCACCAGGCGCTCGCGGCCCAGCTCGACACCCTCGACGGCCCGGATCGCCTCGAGCTTGGTGCGCAGGTCGTCCCAGGGCACGGCGATGAAGTCACCCTTGGCGAGCGGCGTCTCGATCTCGACGGTGACCAGTACCTGGTCGACGTGCTCGCTCACGGGGTGGCTCCGAGGACGCGGATGGTCGGACAGGGCCAAGAAGCGGCACAGGCGACGCATTGAGGATCAGCGTCGTGGGTGAACTCGCCCCGCCAGCGCTCTTGACCGCTGCATTTCACCACAGGCCGCAGGCATCGACTGCAGTGCGGCGCGTGGATCGCCAGTGCCGCCGCGATTCGGTCGGTCAGCTGATTGATCGAGTCGGGTAACTGGTTGTCGCTCACGGCGTCCCCCATCTCCCGATCAGCGCGACAGCGGCCAGTGCAAGGTTCCGCCACGACGTCTGCGCGACCACTGCGCGGCCGTCGTCCAGGATGACCAGCAACGCCGCCGACGGTCGGCCGCCGACCATCCCGCCCGGAAGGACGCCGATCCGGGACAGCCGCCCGAAGAGCGGCGTGGACCCCACGTAGGGAAGCCACGCGCCGTCCTTGATCTCCAGGTCGACGCCCAGCGTCGTCCCTTGCGGGTCGCCGGTGAACGCGAGCCGCCCCTGGTTTCTCCGCAACGCCTTGGCATTGACAATGAACTCGTGCGACCCGTCGTCCAGCGGGGCCTTGCAGAGGGTGCACACCGCGGTGTTGCCGTCGAACTCCGCGATGACGGGCTCACTGAAATCTCGGCACTGCCACACGTCGCCGGGCACCGCGCCCATCAGGCGCCCCTGGTCAGGCGCGGGTCGCTGGTCATGTGCTTCTCGCCGCGATCGAACGCGTCCGCGACCTCAGCCACAGACTCCGGCTCGTACCAGCTGGTTCCTTCCGAGACGCCCTCGCAGCCGCACGTCGCGGTGTGCAGAGACCCGTGCTTCCCGTTGGTTCCGAGCGGCCGATGCCGGTCGCATTCGGCGATCAACCGGCCGAGACGCTGCACGTGTCCCGGTACGCCAGGGTCAGGGCGACGGCTCTTGGCGACGGCTGCCTGCGCTACGCACAACGTCTCGCGGACACTCTTGACCGAGTCGGCTAAGACCAACGCTGCAGGAAGCGCAGGGGCCGCCACAGCCTCGCCCCGGGGCGGTGTCGGCGTGACGGTGCCGACGGTCTCCCACTCGGGGGACGGGTACACCGGGTCGTCAAGGTCATCGTCGGGGTTGAGGATGTCGTGCCGGTCCTGCCACACGTCGACGGCGACGCAGGTCAGGTAGTCAAGCCCGTCACGGAATATCCCGCCCATCTCGAACACGAACCCATGCAGTGCCTGTTCGGCGACGGCCCGGGTGACGGTCACCCCGTCGCGGCAGGCGTACCCGACCATCGTGTCAACCAGCCGGGAATCAAACGAGATAGGGGCCCCCGACGGGTCGCGGTGTGCTTGCCAGTAGCGGGCGGCCGAGTCGGTCACAAGCCGATCCTCCTTGTCAGTCGTTCGGGTAGAAGCACGATCACGATCGCCGCGGTCAGCCCTGCGGCTTCGTCCAGCCATCGGACGACACGCGCCGTGCGGGACAGGTCCGGGCAGTCGCAGTCGCGCCACCCGCACCACGAGCAGCGGGTCATGGCCGACCACCGAGTAGATCGCGAACTTTGAGCTTGGCCATCCGTTCGTCGCCGAGATGCCGATCGCGGTGATGCCAGACGACGCCTTCGTAGCCGTACCTAGCGCACAGGTCCATCAGGGCGAGCGGGTCAAGGGATGCGTTCAGTTCCTGCACGTGGGGGATCTCGTGCCGGATCAGGGCGTGACGCTCGACCCTCTCGGGATTGCCGTTGATCTTCGGCCCAATCAGCTCGTAGGTGCCGACCGTGGTGCGGGGACCGTCGAACTCCAGCGCGTCGGCGTGGCATGCAGCGAACGATGATTGGCTGATCGGTTCCCAGCCGACGGTGATGCCGGTGGTCGGGTCGCGCTCGATCTCGACGAAGCCGGAGGGCGGCATCCTCTTGGGCTTCACGGTGCGCCGCGCCCACCATGCCCCGTTGTGGTTCAGCAGAACGCAGGTGCCGTCGTACTTCCGGGTCGGCGCGCCCTCGCCTTTGAGGACCCATTCGCAGCCCGGGGTGACTTCGTCGGTCAGACTCTTACGGTCCTCGGTGCGTCCGTACAGCGTCGGGATCTTCTTCACGGTGTGGTGCTCCTGTCGGTGTGGGACGTCACGATTACAGCCGCCGGTAGAGGGTGCAGTGGTTACCGAAGCTGTCCCAGACATCCACGTTGATATCGACGACGCTCGTCGGGCTGCTCAGGACGTAGGGAAGGTAGGACTCGGTGATGCCCGTCAGCGACGAGGACTTCTGGGTACCGGTGAAGTTCAGGGAACGCACGCCCCATGTCTGCCCGTTGCGCAGCTCTGACACGACGACCCCGCGTAGATAGCCGGTGCCGGAACCGAGGTAGGTGGCGTAGCCGTCGGCTCGGACGTATCGCAGGCCGCCCGAGTAGTAGTACAGGTAGTGGCCCTGCACCTGGATGTTGTTCGAGCAGTAGGTGTGGGATGTCCAGCTGGCCGTGGCGGCTGCGGCCGGGCCCGGGTTGAACATGATCGCGGCGAGCAGGACTGCGAGTAGCGCTGATGCGCGGCGGGCGATGGCTCTCATGGTGCGCTCCTGTCGGTGTAGGGCTCGGTTGAGGTGCCGTCCGCTCACGGCAGGAACCTCCTGGTGATCCGTTCGGGTAGGCGGGTGACGACGATCGCGAGGGTGAGGCCGACCACCTGGTCGAGCCGGTGCAGGATGGCCCTCACCGAGATGTCGCGGACGAGCTTCGGGCAGCCGCACAACGCGCAGTCGCTGCCGCGGCGCAGGTGCTCGTGGATGTCGCGGTCGTGGCCGCAGCGGTGGCAAGCGCGGCTCACGTCGATCTCACGGCAGCGAGGTAAGCCTCGAAGGGTTGCGACGGATCAAGGGCTTCAGCGACCGCGACGAGCCACGCGGCGTGGAGGAGGGCCGCGTCGGCGCTCATCGTGACCGGCGGCATCATCACCGTGACTTGGCCACCGCGGCAGCCGACCGCATGCCAGTTGGCGGTTTCGGTGCCGTGGTCGGCTGGCTCGTGCAGCGGTTCACTCATTGTGACTCCTCACTCGCCCATGCGGGGGCGTAGGCCGGGTAGGGCGTGACAGGCGGCTTCGATGGCCGAGCGTCCGTCGCCGATGCGGTGCTCGTCGATCAGCTCGGCGGCCTGGCGGAGCAGCTTGGCGGCGAAAGCGCGACGCCGGGCGCCGAGCGTCGCCTCCTCGATCAGCTGCACCGAGCGGATCCGGTCCAGACCGATGGTGACCTGGCGTCGCTCGTAGGTGATAACGACGGAGTCGGTCTGCAGCCGGGTGACCCGGACCCGAGTGAGCTCGCGGATGTCGCCGGTCTGGGACTGGTAGGAGATCGCCACGACGTTGTCGACCACCAGGTGCGCCTGCATCGTGATCACCTGGTCGGCGCTGGAGGTCCGCACGATCGGCACCTCGACCGCCGAGCGTCGGCCGTTCTCGTGCTCGCTGATCCGCCAGGCCCGCACCGCTGGCGTCGCGTTCGGCGCGACGATCAAATGCACTGTGTCCAGGTCCTCGCAGTTCGCGATGTCCCTGTCCGATGGCGTCGCCGACGGGGACACCGGGTGGGAGTGGTAGACCCCGTGGTGGTCTTCCTTGCGGTCGTCCAGGTCGGCGAACATCGCCTCGACCTGCTCGGCCGGCGGCTCGCAATACCAGGCTGGATCGTTCGCGATGTTGTCCATCCGGACCGCCCGGTACGGCTCGTTGCATCGCTCGCTCGCTCCGACCAGGAACCCCATCACCTCGTGCGGGTGACCGTGCCCGGCGTGCTCGAGCATCTCCGCCTCGAGGGACGCCGGGAGGGTGAAGGGGTTCATCAGGGCGAATCATGCCCTGGCCTGCACCTTCGCCGCTGGCGGTGCCGTGAAATAGCCCACCAATCGGTACGCCATGGCCAGCGGATCGCCCGAGTGGTCCATCTTGGCGAGGATCTTCATGTTGCACCCCCAGTCGTTGTCGGCGCAGACCAGGCCGCGCGGCCGGCCGGTGACGTGGTCGTGGTCCATCGCGGGACGCCGCGCACGGATGTTCGCCCCGCACACCGCGCAGACCCCGCCCTGCAGCTCCAGTAGCGCCTCGAAGAACTCGCGGGTCACGCCGTACTCGGCGATCAGTCGCCCGGCGTGGCCGGCCACCGAGGCGCACGTCCGGCAGCGCGCGCCGGTGCAGTCGGTGAGCAGGACGAACGACTGGCAGCCCGAGCACCAGCGCCGCCCCGGTGGCCACAGGCGCTCCGGGCAGACCTTGCGGCGTAGGTCCGGCGGGACCAGTGCGAGGCGACGCTGACGCTGCTTTTCGCGGATCCCGATCGGCTGACGCCGCAGCCACCCCTCCCAGCACCAGCGGGTCGACTGCCTGCACTTGGGCAGGTCGCAGCCCTTGTCGACGCAACCCGGGCGCGCCTTGGCCACGGCTCAGCCGAGCAGCTTCACGCTGATGACGGTGACGACGACGAGCTCTCGACGAGCCTGATCATCGGACCAGGTCGTGATCAATGTGGCCCAGGTCGTGATCAATGTGGCGTCGGTGACCTCGGCGGTGATCTGCGCTTCAGGCTCCCGGTTCTTTCCCGGAACCACCAGGGTCACCTGATCACCGCGCTGCGCTCCCGACGCCCCCTCGTGCGGAACCCAGCTGACTCGACCGGCGCGTAGCCTGCCCAGCCACTCCTGACTGATCTCGACCCGCGTCACGCGCCCGACTCCTCAAGGTCGCCGCCGCCGAGGATGAACTGGGCAATGACCGTGACCCAGGGCTCTCGGTCGGCCGGCAGCGACCCGTCGTGGCTCAGAACGTCGGCAGCGAGTTGCACCGCCACTGCGGCGCGTACCTGGTAACCGTAGAGATCCCCGTCGTCGGCGCGGACCTGAGCACGCGGCGGGTGCCCGAACCCGGCCTCGGATCGCAACGGTAGACCCACTCCGCGCCGGATGCTTTCCCACGCCTCATTGATCTGTTTGGTTGTCGGCTTGTCAGTCATGATGTGGTGGTGCCTCCAGTCGGTTGGTGGCGGCGCCGGGAGCATGCCCTGCTCCCGGCGCCGTCGGTGTTCACTCGGACTCTTCGCCCTTGACGTCAGCCTCCGGTTCGCCGTTGTCGGCAAACTCCTCAGCCCCTTCGAGGATGTCGACCGGGGGCTTGGGCTTCGGCCAGCCCCTGTCCGAGGCGGGCGGGACGCCCACCCAGGCCCACTCGTCCCGCAAGGCCTGGACAGCAGTCTCGGCGGCGTCGAGCGCCTCTTGGGTCTTGTCCCGCTTCGCCATCGCCGTCTCGATCCTCTTCTCGAGCCGGGCCAGGGCGACCACCCGTGCGGTGACCCCTTTCGCCGCCACTGTCAGAACGGCGGTTCGGCGCCGGGCGTCGGCTGCTGTCCCCACCCTGGCTGAGCGGGGGGGGACTGGGCCCATGGATCAGCTGGCGCGGCCGGCTGCGGAGGCGGTCCCTGGGGCGCCTCGGCCTGGGGCTGAGCCCAGTTCTGCTGCGAAGGCGGTCCCTGTGGAGGAGGAGCGCCCCACCCCGGCTGAGCGGGGGAAGGTCCCTGGGGCTGCTGGTGCGGAGCCTGCTGCCCCCACCCTGGCTGAGCAGCGGGCTGCTGAGGCGGGGGGGCGCCCCAAGCGGGCTGCTGCGAAGGCGGTCCTTGCGGAGCCTGCTGCCCCCACCCTGGCTGAGCAGCGGGCTGCTGACCCCAGCCGCCGGCGATCACGTCGGGCTTGGGTGCCGCGGCCAGACGCGGGTGGGCAGCGCGGTAGGCCGCCACCGCAGCCAGGGACGCGGCATCCGGCTGCCGCAGCTGAACGCTGCGGATCTTGATCGGCTCGGCGCCCTTGGTGTTGGGCTTGAGCTCGATCAACGCCCAGCGGACATACGTCCCGGGGACGATGTCCCCGCCGAGCGCACCAACCCCCCGCCGCAGGTCGAGCAGCTCTTCCTTGCCTGGCATGTGGCAGGCTCGGTACCCGTCGTCCTCGAACTGCGGGTTGGCCGCGGTGAACGCGAGCGACAGGGCCTCCCGGTTGCGAAAAGCGGTCAGCAGGATGATCTGAGCTTGCGGTCGCTCGCTGCCGTCCGCCCAGGTCTTGACGTTGCCCTCCATGTCGGTCTGCGGAACGGAGAGGTAGCCGCTCTCGCGGCCCTTCTCCTCGTCCCACTGGGGCATGGCGATCCCTTCGATCGCCGCGCCGACCGGGGCGCCCTTCCAGCTGACCGACGGGTGTCCGACCCCGCCGCTCTGCAATACGTCTCTCATGCGGTACCTCCATTTGTCGATAGTGCTTCCAGCTCCAGGCGGCGTGCCCGGGCTGCCTCGGTGTGGATGGGTGTCCACCCGGTGGCTCTCTCCCAGATGATGCGGAGGTCCTCGGTCGTCTCCGCGTCGGCGATCGCCAGCGCCAGCGGGTCGACCTCGGTCGGCTTCGGCCGGTACCGGCGAGCCTCGCGGATCGCCGGCATCAGGGTCCGGCACAGCTCCCAGCCCCTTTCCAGGTCGAAGCGCAGCAATCGGCCACGCCCGGTCTCGGAGGGGATGTGGACGATGTAGCCCTCGCAGACGCACATCATCAGCGGTGTCCGCAGCCCGGTGTTGGGGTCGTAGGCCATCGACCGGGCATAGGTCGCGAGCTGCATCTCGGCCTCACGTTGGGTGAAGTCGTCCACCCGGCCGGTCTTGAGGTCGATCATCGTCCAACGGCCACCGCACTTGCGACACGGCCTGCGCAGCTGTCCCCGCCGGTCCCCGGTTCCGGCGGTCTTCAGATCGTCGTTGACGACGAACCGCTCGATCTCGTCGGGGGTGAACGGCTGCCAGGGCGCGGTGAGCCGGATCCACTCCTGCAGGTGCGGGCGGTAGGGGTCGGGGAAGATCGGCGTCGGGATGTTCAGGTCGTGCCGCTCGGTGAGGGCGTGGATCGCGGTGCCGAGCAACGCCTTCTCGCTCATCCGGGCGAACGTCTGCATCTCCTCGATGAGCTCGTTCATCCGGGCCTTCTCGTCCTGGGCGCCGAAGACGACGGCCAGGCGCGCGGAGTAGACCGACGGGGACAGGGTGTACCCCTTCAAGGTCTGGCGCAGGATCCAGTCCTCGAGGTTGCGCTTGTCGTCGATGCCCTTGATGAACGTCGTGACTCGGGTGTACGTGGTCCGCTCCCCGGTCAGCCCGCCGCGGCCGTCGGCGACCAGGATGTAGGGCCGCTTGTTGTGGTCGCGGGCGATGTAGTCCTCGACCCGGTACGGACGTTCGATCCCGTCATAGATGAGCGGGCCCGTTGCCGGGGCGAGGATGTCGGTCATGCTCTGCGTCGTCCCTTCCTGTCGGTCCCGACAGCGGACGCGCTGTCGAAGTAGTCGTTCAGGGCGTCGCGCAAGACTTCCCTGCGCGGCTTGCCGAGGCTAACCGCGATCTCGGACACCCTGGGGTCGAGCCAGACCTCCAAGCCCTCGCGGGCGACGGCAGCCTTGCTCATGAAGCTGCCTGCGGCGGCTTCGGTCAGGGCGTCGTACTCCTCGCGGGTGAGGACGACACCGAAGCTGTGGGTGTATCTGCGGGGAACGCTCATCGAGGGGGGGCCTTTCCTGGGTCCGGTCGGTGTGCGCATCCAGGGTTGACAGTAGTTGACCAGTTGACAGCGCGTCAACTACTGTCAACGACGCGCGTCAACTACCGTCAAGGCGAGGAGGCACCGAGTGCACGACTTCCCCCGCTCCGCCCGTCAGGTCGAGGGCCTGACCATCGAGTCCTGCCGCATCGGGGGGTTCGGGATGTCCCGAGCGATCCACGACCTGGACAGCGTCGCCGACGTGCTCGATGCGATGAAGGCCACGGTCGACAGCGCGCGCGAGGATCTACGTCGCCGGCTCGTCGAGCACGACCACGTGCTCGCTCCGGGCGTCGAGCCGCTCTACGAGATGAAGATCCACGTCGCAGCCATCGCCGCGGCGTGGCCGTCGGTGCCGGGCATCACCGGGCCGGACTGGGAGTTGCTGGAGGAACGCCTCGACGTCGCCGATTTCTCCTCCGGGCTGCTGGCCCGGATGTTCGACATCACCAGCTCGCGAACTCGGTTCGACACCAACCCCCGCCGGCTGGTCTGGGCCAGGCATCCGGCCATGATCGTGCCGGCCGTCGCCCGCGAGTACTTCCGCTTCGTCGACGACGAGCGGATCCCACCCGGCCACCTGCGTCTGGCTCGGGAGGTCTGATGCTCACCGAGATCGACGCGCTGCTCGCCGTCAACGACCAGGTCACCGGCGGCTACGAGATCCCGCACGACCTCGATTCGATGATGGAGGTCGTCTTCGGGGGTGAGCACCAGCCCGGCGAGGCGCTGTCTGTGAAGATCCTAGAAGATGCCAGGGACGTCAGGGAAACCAGGGCCGCCTTTTCCGCGGCCCGGATCAGGAGCGTCGAGCGCGGAGTCCAGGCCGTCGGCGAGGAATTTCCTCACCTGGCGGAGACGGTCAATCGCGCGGCTCGCGCGTTGGCACTGTTCCTCGACGAAGGAACGGAGCCGGAGCCGGCGAGCATCCGGCACTGGCTCACAATCGACGAGACCTATCGCTGGACCGCGAACGGGTCGACGCAATGACCACCGTGGGCTGGGTAGACGTCCGAGCGGGTGACGAGCTGTCCCAGGGCGGCGAGCTGTGGCAGGTCGAGAGGATCGACCACCAGCTCGCCCGGGTGCGGCTGACCCGGCTGGTTGACGGTTGGTGCTGGGAGGGCTCGCCGGGCAGCCCGAGCGTCGAGCGGACCCGGACGGCCGACGAGGTCGTGCACACCGCCGCAGCGGCGGTCGCGCCGATCACTGCGACGACGGACGAGTGGCCGCCGGTCTCGGCGCTGAAGGACTTCCCCGACTCGGGGACGATCCGCGCCCATCTGTGGATCTTCCATGGGACGACGGCGCAGGAGGTCCCCGACGACCGGGACGTCGCCGCGAACCTGTCGGCGCTGCACGACACGCTGCACACCGAGCCCGGCAAGGACCACGTCGCCCACCAACACCTGACGTAGCCTGATGATGACGCCACCCCCCCCCGTTGGCGTCGCCTCGATACCCCCGTTCCCCCCGGACGGGGGTATCGTCATGTTGACAACTCACTGTCAAGACGCGAAGATACGACTCACCGACCCCGATCCGAGGAGGCACCGCATGCCCACCACCACTGTCGACAAACGCGGGCTCTACACCGACAGCCGGTCGGTGTTCCGCGACCTGAAGGCCGCCGTCTACAGGTACACCTACGACGCGACGATCGTCGTCGGCACGCTTCGCGGCGGAGTCCCGTCCGACCCGAAGATCGCCGAAGGATGGATCCGGACGAAGTTCCGCGACAAGGACTCGGTCATCCGCGAGCTCGTCGCCGAGACCATGTCGGCCCGCAACGGCGACGAGCAGACCTCGCGGACCCCCGAGGCCGTCGACGCTGCCATCGCCGAGGTCGCCGACACCCGTTGCCTGAACGGGTTCAAGCGTGACGCCAGCTACCTCTACATCGACGGCCGGCAGATCAAGGCCATGATCAAGGAGGCGGCGAACATTCGCTGGCCGAAGGACCGCTGGGGACCCTCCGCGAAGGGCACCCGCTCGTTCTTCGCCGAGCACGTGTTCGTCCCGCAGGAGAAGGTGCTGATCTGCGACGCCGACGGGAACCCCGTCACCGAGCCGGACGGTGTCGCCCAGGACTTCGTCCATGCGCGCTTCGGTGCCGCGATCAAGCTGGCCGAGTACGTCGACGGTGTCCAACTGTCCTTCGTGGTTCACGCCGACTTCGACCTGGACGCCGAGCGGGCCAAGCCGGGCGCGGACCCGCGGTCCTGGGGCCACCTCCTCGTCACCGGCGAGGAGCAGGGCATCGGCGCCGACCGCTCCCAGGGCTTCGGTACCTTCAAGGTCGTCCGCTGGGACCGACGCGATTAGGTTTCGACTACCCGTCCCACTCCCGACCCTGATGACTATTCTCGCCGACCCGAAGCGACAAGCCACGCCACGTCATGCCTGGCCGACAAGCCACGCCACCCCGTACCGTCTGACGAGCCGGACCATGTTTCGCCGCGACTAGCCGAACCGTGCCCGAACGACCAACCGCACCACGCCCCCCCATCCGACGAACCTGACCGACCCTGACCGACGGACCAGGCCTTCCCGATCCAAACGACAAGCCTGCCCTTCCCGACCCATGTCATGCGACGTGGCGACCCGTGGAGTACGTCGGGGGAGAGGTGAAGAACTGAGCGACCGCGATGAGCGCCGACAGGGCGCTCATGTAGGAGACCAGTCGCCAGTCGACGGCGCCGGGCTGCACCACCGAGATCGGGAAGAACCCGACGAAGGTGGTCAGTCCGGCGCTGGCGCTGCGATCGACGAGGTCTTTCCACCAGGTGGTCGTCTCCCAGTCCGCGAGGACCGCGATGGACACCTTCGCCGCGGTGACCGTCATCGTGACGATCGCCGCCGAGGTGAAGGTCACCCAGTCGATCCGCCAACCCCCGGTCGGCGATGCGGCGGCGGCCACCAGGATCGGCAGTGCCACTTGGGACAGCTGGCGGATCATCCGTTCGGCGAAGTCCCGAATGACGGCGCCGTTCACGCTCATGCCGACGCCTTCTCGATCGCGGCGAGCAGCCGTTGCTCCAGGGCCAGTAAGTCACCCTGAGTGGCGACATTGTCGAGACGGTCGCCGGCCGACTCGCGTTCGTCGCCGCGGCCGAACTTCGCGCTCCACACCGACGTGGAGATCCGGTCCAGGTCGTCCTTGCTCAGTGGCATGTCGTCTCCTCGACACAGATCGATCAGGCGTTGGATCGGGAAGTTCCCCGGATCCCCGTGGGTGTTGCTCGGGACGTGCAGGTGCCCGCAGATGCCGCGGAACGCCAGCCACTGCTCATCGGTGAAGCGAGCGACGCTGCGTCCGGCCGAACTGGGATAGGCGGGCCAGGCGGCCGGCGCGAGCAGCTCGACCTGCTCGAACCGGCTCACCGCCCACGCCACGAACTGAGCCAGGGCGCGCAGCGCCCACGCCGGAGCCGACGGCCAGTACAGGCCTGGACCGGTACGGCTGCACGTCCCGATCAGCTCGACCTGGATCGCGCCGCGGTTGTTCGTCTCGACGGTGCCCGACGGGTGGGCGAGGGCCCGGGCAGACCGGTCCAGCGAGAAGTGTTGCCGCCAGTCGAGGCGTGCCTGGTCCATCACCGGCATCACGGTCAGGTGGGGAGCCTTGCTCCCGCCCGCGTACGCCGGCCACGTGCGGCCCTCGGTGGTGTGCAGGACGATCACCTGCGGCTCGACGGCCGGGCCACCGGTGCCGAACCACTGCGGCCTGGGGTCCGCCCCCGGGTAGATGCTCATTTCGTCTCGGCCTTCGGTGGCTCGCTGCACAACCAGAACGGCTCGGTCGACCAGGTCTCCGGCCTGATCCGCCGATCGGTGGGCGTCTCGACCCCGGTGATCTTCCACCGGATGCAGATGCCGCCGACAGCGCCGAGCAGCTCGTCGTTGCGCTTGACGACCTGCTCCGGGATGTTGTTGACGTAGCGCCTCTCCGGGCAGGTGCCGGGCTGGAGGACGTTGGCGCCCCGACTGATCTCGACGACCGAGACGACCGGTTCGAGCGCCGACCACGACAGGATCCCGGTGACCGAGATCGGCTCGTCGCCGATGACACATTTGCGGGCGACCACCTCGAGCGGGTGGTCGTACGTCGTCCCGGCGTAGGCCAGACCGGGCAGGCGCGAGATCACCTTCTGCTGGGGGTAGTCGAGGCGGTCGACCTCGCGGGCGGCCCACCACTGGACGCCCAGCGCGACGGCGAGGACACCGATGATGACCACCTGGACCTTGGCGTACCTCACGGAAGGCTCCCCGGTCGGGTCAACAGCAACCCGATCAGACCGACGATGATCACTGCGCCGACAGTGCGCTGAGCCCAACTGATGATCGACTCCAAGGACTCGACCCGGCGGACCAGGCCGGTCAGGTCACTGGTGCGCACGTAGTCGCGGTCCAGCTTCGTGGTCAAGCCGTGAACGGTCGTCTGGACGTCGGCGATCCGTCGGCCCAGTTCACCGAGGGTGATGTCGTCGTTCATCCTCGGATTCCTCGGCAACGGCATCGACAACGGCGTGTCCGGGTGCGACATGTCCCTCCCCTCGGTCGCGACGATCGAGCTACTCGGACGGTCACCTTCACCCTCGCGTCGGCCGGTGGGACTGGTCTCCCCGACGGTAGGTGACATGCTCGGTCCGGCGCCGTGAAAAGCGCCTGGTCAGCGGCTCCGGATCACGTTCCGGACACGCCGTCGACAACGACGACCGACGATCCTCCGCCGTTGTTGCGCAGCGCGGTAACGGGGCAACGGGGGTCGTTCGGGTCAACCACCACGCGGCAGATCGAACCGTCGCTGGACCGGTGCAGGAACAGCTGCCCGGCGGGGGTTGGGTTCCCGCCGAGCCAGCGCCATCCGTCGAGGCGGGTGCGGGGCATCACCGTCGATGTGCCGGAGCCGGAGCCGCCTCCGGAGTTGAGGATGGCGTGGCCGGTGGCGTTCGAGAATGTCGTGCTCTGCACCTTCAAGTTCCGGATCACCGACAGTGCCCGGTCGTAGGACTGGAACAACGCCGTCCCCGAGGCCTGCATCGTCACCGACTCGTAGTGCAGGCCGTCGATGGTGACGCCGCTGCCGTTGTTCACGAACGCATGCGAACCGGAGAAGATGCATTGCTCGATGTTGAGGACGCTGAACACGGTGTCGTCGAAACCCTGGACGAGGACTGCGCAGTCCGAGGACGTCTCGGGCGAGCCGCCGTAGTTGTTGTGCAGGTAGGTGTTCAGCCACAGATTGGCCGTCGAGGCCCCGACATAGGACCGCAGGTCCAGGGCGTTCTTACGCCAGCCGAGGCAGCGGATGTTCTCGAACGTGGTGGAGAACACCGTGTTCTGACCGTTGCCCACTGGCCACTCGCTCTGGCCGAGGCCGATCGACTGGTAGGAGGTGATGATGGCCAGCCGGGCGTAGTAGCCCATGAAACCGTTGTAGAGCTGCAGCGCGACGGCGCCGGTGTCGCTCGCCGAGGGCTGCGCGGCGTACTCTAGGCTCATGTCGGTCAGGGTGTTGTCGCGCATTCCGGCCAGCACGACGGGGATGTTCGGGGTGGCCTGCTTGATCCGCGTCTTGTTCTCGCCGAGCCCGTACACCTTCAAGCCTTCGCGACGGATGTCCAGGCTGGACGTGATCCGGCAGATGCCGGGCTGGTCGAACACCAGGGGCACCCCGAGCGCGACGGCCTGGTCGCGGGCGTTGTGGACGGCGCCGGCCTGGTTGCCGGTGTCGCCCATGCTGACCCCATGGGTCGACGTCGCCACGAACGGGCGGCTGAGCCAGCTGGTGTTGTAGTCGGCAGCCGACGCCTTGACCAGGATCTGGCCCGCGGCGCCCCCGGACGGGACGTTGCCGCCGCTTCCGCTGCCCCCGTCCCCCAGCGCGCCGCTGACCCGGCAGACGACCACCGCGGTCGCGCCCTGCTGCAGGACGAGCACCCGATCGTTGACGGCGAAGTTGCTGGCGTTGAGGTTACGTCGCAACAGGGCGTCGCCGGTCAGATCGGTCTTCAGCCGGCCGTCGCCGTTGACCACGGTGACCTTCGCGATGCGCAGCCGCAGCGGCCCAGCCGGCGCGGAGTCCTCGATCGCCGCGGCGAGCTCGCGGATCAGGTCCATTCAGATCCTCCGCAGCTTGAGGGTGTTCGTCCCTGGACGCAGCGGTATCGTCCCGCCGATCACTTCGTAGTCGCCGTGGGTGCGCGAGGCCTCGTCGTCGAGGACCACGACGTCGCCGATGTCGTGGCCGGGGTGGCCCGCGGTCTCGATCTCGGCCGGCTGCACCATCCCGGTGACCCGGGTCAGGATCGTCTGCGCGGACGCCTGGGCCATCGCCAGGTCCTTGATCAACGGCGAGGTGAAGCCGTAGGGGCGCTCACCGAACGGGCCGAGCCGGTACGTCGCGCTCGCCGGGTTCTCGTCCCAGATCTCGTAACGGACCGGGTCGAAGTCGGGGTGCTCACCCTTGACAATCACCCCCGAGTAGGTCTGGTCGGCACTGATCCCGCGCCTACAGGTCACCAGATGCCCCTCGCCGTCGTCGCTGTACCGCCGTCCCGTGTCGCTCGGCTGGCGCGGCTCGACGACGAAGGTGCCGAGCGGGTCGAAGTAGGCGATCAGCGAGTCGGCCTCGGCAAGGTCCTCGACCGCGTCCCACGGATCGCTGAGCTCCTCGTAGACGATCTCGGGGGTGGTGTGCCCGGTCGTCACGACGCGGGTCGACACGGTGAGCCGGGAGGTGACGATCGCGACGATCGCCGCGGTGGTCGCCGTGCCGGAGGCGATCGGGTAGGGCGCCTTGAATCGGCGGGCCCGCACGGCGTTCACCCGATCGGTGGCGGACAGGGAGACCTGGGTTGCGCCGTCGTGGCTGCGCACCTGCGGCTCATCGATACCGAAGACACCCAGCGGTACCCATTCGACCGCGCCACCGGCGACCACCAGGCCTTTCGACAGGCGCAGCTCGGTGCCTTTGGGGCTGAGCAGGTCCGTCGCCTCCACCGGGGTCAGCGTGCCGTGCACGTCGAGCAGGTCCAGGTCGGCGCTGCGCCGCACGGCGACGTCGTCGAAGGACACCTTGCCGTCGACCAGGACCTCCAGGGAGACGACATACTGACCGCCGTAGAGGACCTCCACCTTGCTGCGCCAGCGCCGGGCCGGCGCGCTCAGGGCCGTCTCGAACGCGGTCGTGGTCGCCCACATCAGGTCACCACGGCGAAATCGACGGTGTACTCCCGGTCGCTGGGGTGAGCGGCGTCGAAGGAGCGGCTGAGCACTCTGATCCGCAGCACCTCGCCGACCGGGGAGGACAGGACCAGCGGGACGGCGCGGCGCAGCACGCTCGACGTCGCGTCCACGTAGGTCCGCCGGACATAGGCGGTGACCGATCCACCACCGACCCGCACGTCCTCGACGTCGACCACCGGGTATGCCGCCCCCGCCGTCCAAGTGACCACCGCCCCGTCGTCCTCGGTGCGGTTGTAGGCGGTGACGTAGAGCAGGACCTCGGCGGTGTCCTCGTCGGGGTCGCGCAGCGTCCAGGTCGGCGACTCGACGACCACCTCGGCGACCAGTGACGCCTCCGAGACGGTCCGGGCACCGGAGACCTCGGTGATGTCCGACCACGCCCGGTAGGCGACCGTCGTGCCGAGCGGGACGACCCGGTCGTCCAGGATCATCTGCTGCCAGTAGTCGGTCTTGTAGCCCGAGGCGATCTGCGACCACGTGGTCCGATCATCGACGCTGCGCTCGATCCGCACCGTCTGGCGCTGCGCGTTGCCGCCGGGGCGCCATGCGGTGCTCGACCCGGGGGCCAACGAGATCCGGGCGACATAGAACACCTCGGCGGCGGCGGCGGTTGCGAGCACCTGGACGACCAGGCGGGCCCGGACGGCGCCGGCGGGGGCCATCGCTTGCACCACCACCTGGATGTAGCCGGCATCGGTGACGTTGCCCTGCAGCCCCGTGGTGGTCTCCAGCGGGGTCGGCGACGATCCGTCGTCGGCGCTGTACCACTCGATGAGGACGCGAGCGGCGCGGGTCGCGCCGCCGGCCGCGGCGCGCAGCGACGCTATCGCCGTGTAGCTGAGTCCGGGCACCGTGGGGAAGTCCAGCGGCCCGGTCAGCGCCGGCCGGCCGAACGGCGCTTCGGGTGGCGACCCGGCGGCGGTACGGACGGCTGAGGTGCCCGACGTGGTGGTGGTCATCGAGAACCCGGCCAGCCGCCCGAGCAGGGAGTCCTCGGTGAGGGTGGCCACCGTGGCGTTGGACACCGAGTCCCACCCGGTGCCGCCGGCGGCCTGCGCCGCGGCGAGGTAGTTGCACCGGCCGGTCAGCCGCAGGCGGCACCGGGGTACCGCCGTCTCGTACGGGCTGTGCGCCTCGGCGCTCAAGGACGGGCCGATCGGCGGAACCGCCGACAACGAGAACGTCGAGTAGACCCACGTCGAAGCGATGCCGTCGTTGTCGAGACAGCGAACGTAGGCGCGGTAGGTCCCGGCCGGGTCGGGCAGAGCGGTGCTGACCGTGACCGAGCGAGCCACCGGAGAGGCGACGACCCCACTGGTCCATACCGCCGGGATCGGGTCGTTCGGGTCGATCGCCCCGGCCGCCGGATCGAGAATGCGGACCTCGTAGTCCCGCTGCGGCTTGGCGGAGGTGTAGGTCCAGACGACTGTCGGCGTCGAGGTGTCGTAGACGATGCCGGACGGCGCGGTGACCACGACCACCGGCGCGGCGGTCGCGATCACCGTGCGGTCGGCGGCGAACGGGGAGGCGGACCCGTCGGCCGACTTGGTCCGCACCGTCCAGCTGTAGGTGGTGCCGCTGGTCCACTTCCCCGCGCCGAAGGTGACCTGCTCGGGGGCGACGGCCGCCGAGGCGTTCCAGACTCCGTCGTTGCCGCCCTGGGAGAAGTCGTCGAATTCGGCGAACCCCGGTGACGGTTCGGTGCCGTAGAACCCCGCGGACAGGAAGGCCATGCCGGAGGCCAGGTTCAGCGTCGTCGACTTCGAGCGCCGCGTCGTCCAGGTGCTGCCGTTCGGGCTGGTCTCCCAGTAGACGGTGCCGGACGCCTCGCGGATCCTCCACCACAGGTGGTCGGTGCCGTTGTAGGTGATCTGGGTGGTGTCCTGGGCGCCACTGATCGTCTCGATGAACTTCAGGTTCCCGTTGTGCCACTCCATCTGGATCCGGTTGCCGGAGCTGACCTCGAAGAAGAGGAGCGCCTCGGTGGTGCCGTTGCCGGCGTTCGGCAGCGTCGGGACCTTGACCGTGACGCTCGAGGCGGTCAGCACCTGCCCGGTCCGCAGCAGCGGTGGATAGCCCGACGTCGGGGTGATCCGGGCTCGGCCACTGACGACGGCCACGTTCGGTCCGTAGCCCGCCCAGGCCGCCCCGTTCTGGGTGGTGAAGTCATCCGAGAAGGACACCCCGCTGTTCCAGGCCTGGGTGGCCACGTTCCAGAACTCCGTGGTGGCGCCGTCGATGCGGCGCAGCTGCCATTGGGACTGGGAATCGCTCATGGAGACCTTGGAGTGCTTCCAGACGAACGTGCCACCGGCCGCCAGGTCCACCCTCACTCCCGGCGCGGGGGAGATCAGCTGCGGCGCGCTGGGCGTCCGGGTCAAGGTGGCGACCTTGGCATGCAGCACGGTGATGTTCGGAGAGGTACCGATCGCGTACACCAGGTCGACAGCGTCCTGGGTCGGGTTGCGGACCAGCTGAACGTCGCCGTCCTGACCATTCGGGGATCGCGAGATCAGCGAGGCCCACGTCGTCCACGACGTGGTGGCCCGGGTGTACTTCGTCCAGAACACATCACCGTTGGTGGCGTCGTGGGCGACCAGGTAGATGTCCGCGGTCGAGGGGTCCACCGACAGCGAGATGCCCTTGACGGTGCCCTGGGACAGCGCCAGCGGGTTGATCGCCGTCGCCGACCCGGCCATCCCGTCCCACTGGCTGACGTTGACCGCGGCGCTGTTCGGAGACCACGCGATGATCAGCCGGGTACCGTCATGGGCGCAGCACAGGGTGGTATCGGGATTGGTGACGCCGGTAGCCACCGAGATCGGCGAGCCCCACGTCCAGCTGCCCGAGGAGTACTGGGCCCGGTGGGCGTACACCGGCGAGGACGTCGTCTGGCTCGAGGAGACCAGGAAGACGTGCGGGGATGCCTGGGGGACCTTGCGGTCCGAGGCGAACGCGAGCGCCCCGAACTGCCAGGCGGCGTCGCCGGAGGCCGGGCCGTGGACCAGCGTGGCGAGAGTGAGGACGCCCGAGGCGGAGACGTCGATCCGGCTGACCCGCGACCCCCCGGTCGATCCGTACGACCAGGTGACCCAGGCGACCCAGCCGGTGCCGTTGCGGAAGGCGACGACGTCGGAGTCGACGTTCATCCGCCCGCCCGCCGGGGAGACGATCAGGGTCTTCCATTCCCAGCCGCCACCGATGCGGGGCGTACCCCGGGCGTAGACCAGGGTCTGCGGGGTCTGCTGCCAGCGCACGAACGTGCAGTGCGCGTAGCCGTCGGCGTCGATGTAGAACGAGGGGGCCGCGGTGTCCTGGCCGGTGCCGTAGACGAGGTCGGAACCCGCTGCCGCCTCCCACGATGCACCAGAGGTGCTCGAGGAGTAGAAGCGAACCCGGTTGGTGTCGGCGAAGGCCAGCCACAGGACGCCTGCCGAGTCGATGTCCAGGCGCTTCTCGCTGGATCCGGACAGCGAGTCCTGATGGGTGGCAGTGGTGATCTGGGTCGGCACGCTCGGATTCTCCCGCTCCTACTGCCGACGCAGAGTGCTCAGCAGCGAGGCCAGTTCCTCGCCGGCGTCGGAGAACGCCGCGCGGGCCGCGGCGAGATCGGCGCCGGGGGGCAGGTTCACCGTGACAGCGCCGGCCTCGACGACGATGTTGCCGCCCCCCTGACCGAGGACGTTGCGACCCGAGGTGATCGCCGCCATCGCCGAGCGCGGCGCCATGCTCAGCGCCATCAGGTCGGCGATGTCGCCCATCGCCGTCGACACCGGACCTGTCACACCCAGGCCCCGGGCCAGATCCTGAACCATCCGCTCACCGCGCAGCAACGCGTAACCCCGTCCGGACAGCGGCCCCGTCTTCGCCGGCGAGCCGGGCAGCGGCGCGGAAGCGGCGGCCGCCAACGCCTGCGCGGCGGCCGCCACGGCGCCGACCTGGGAGCGGATACCGGCGGCGAGATTCGCGCCGATCGAGGCACCGGCGGCCTGCGCGCGCGAGGCCACCGACTGCAGGGTTGCGATGATCTGGTTGCCCATCGCGGCGATGATCGAGACGACCTGCGCGGACGAGCTCGCGGTGGTCGAGACGAGCTGGTTCCACATCGAGATCCACACCGACGTCATCTGGGCGGTGGCGGCCGTGAACGCGGCCAGAAGCGTCGCCAGGCCGACTTGTGTGACGGTCATGATCTGGATCCACCCGTTGGTGGTCACCGTGATCATCTGAGTCCACAGGGTCGTCCACAGGGTGATCAGCTGCAGTGACGTGGCGGTCACCAGGGTCAGGAGAGCGGTGACCCCGACCTGGGAGGCGGCCTGGATCTGCGCCCAGCCGAGCGTCGTCGAGTCGGTGATGCTCAACCAACCTGCAGTCCAGGTGGCCAGCAACACGGCGAAGCCGGCGACGAACGTGGCGTTGAGCGCCGCGAACCCGGCGGTGAACGCCGTGGTCAGTAGCAGGAACTGCTGGGCGGTCAAGAGCTGGATCTGCGCCCAGATCGTGGTCAGCGACGTGACGAGCAGGGTCCAGCCAGCCACCCACGCGGTGTTCAGGACGGTGAACCCCGCGGTGAACGTGGCCTGCAAAGTGAGGAACTGCTGGGCGACCGCAGCCTGGATCGGCACCCATCCGGTCGCCGTCGCGGTGGCCAAGGTGGCCCAGCCAGCCGTCCACGTGGTCGTTAGCACGGCGAACCCGGTGGTGAAGGTGGTCTGGAGCAGGACGAACTGCGCCGTGACCGCGGCCTGGATCGGCACCCACCCTGGCGCGGTCGCCGCCGCCAGCGTCGTCCAACCCAGGGTCCACGAACTGGTGAGCACCACGAAGCCGGCCGCGAATGTCGTCTGCAGGGTGAGGAATTGCTGGGCGACTGTCGTCTGGATCGGCGCCCACGCCGGCACTGTTGCCGCGGCCAGCGTCGCCCAGCCCAGCGTCCAGGCCGACCCGAGGACGAGGAACCCCGCCGCGAACGTGGTCTGCATCGTGAGGAACTGCTGGGCGATCGCCGTTTGGATCGGTGCCCATCCGGTGGCCGTCGCCGTGGCCAGCGTCGCCCAGCCCAGGGTCCAGGCGCTACCCAGGACGAGGAACCCAGCCGCGAACGTGGCCTGCAGGGTGAGGAACTGCTGGGCGACCATCGTCTGGATCGGGATCCATGCCGCCGTCGTCGAGGCGGCCAGCGCGGTCCAGCCGGCGCTCCACGACACAGTGATGGTCGCGAACCCGGTGGTGATGGTGGCGCCCATCGTGGTCATCTGCTGGGTCACCGCGCCCTGGATACCGACCCAGGCGGTGGTGTTCAGTGCGGACAGAGTGGCCCAGCCGTCGATCCAGGCGCTGTTCATGTCGGCGAACCCGGCGCTGACCTCGGCAGCCATCGCATCCATCTGCTGGCCGACAGCAGCGTTGATCCCGACCCAGGTCGTGGTGTTCAGCGCCGACAGCCTGGTCCAACCGTCGATCCAGACCTCGTTGAGCCGGTCGAACTTCTCCTGCATCGTCCGGATCAGGTTGTCCATCTCGGTGGTGACCTGCGCCTTGGCGTCCCCGGCGCCACCGTCACCGCCGCCGAACAGCTTCTCCTTGATCATCGAGCCGAAGCCCTTGATCCCGGTCCACGCCTTGTCCCACCACTCCGAGATCGTCTTGCCCAGGTCGATGTCGCCGAACAGCGTGGTGAACCAGGTGCCGACCTGCTGGGACAGCCCGAGTGTCGACCCGTTCAGCGCGCCCATCAGGCCGGTGCCGACGGCTGTGCCGACCGCGTTCCAGTTGATCTGCGATGCCTTGCTACCCAGGTCACTGAACAGGGAGACGAACCAGGCGCCGACTTGAGAGGCCAGGCCGGCCGTCGAACCGGTCAGGGCGCCCATCAGCGCGGTCCCGATCGTCGAACCGATCCCGCTCCAGTTGACCTTCGAGGCTTCACCGCCGAGGTTGGCGAACAGGCCGACGAACCAGGTGCCGACCTGCGCGGCCAGGCCGGCCACTGACCCGAGCAGCGCGGTGATCAGCGCAGCCCCGACCGCGGCCACGGCTCCGGACCAGTCGATGTCCTCGGCGCCGAGTCCTTCCCACAGCCCGCTGAACCATTCCTTGATCGCCGCCCGCTCACCGGCGTCCAGCGTCAGGGTGTCGACCAGCTTGTTCCATACCGAGGAGATCGCGCCGGACCAGTCGACGTCCTCGCCGCCGAGTCCCTCCCACAGCCCGCTGAACCAGGTGCCGATCGCCGAGGTGTCGAGGCCCTCGAACGCCGAGGTGAGACCGTCCCAGACCTCGCCGACCGTCGGGGTCCAGTCCCACGACCCGTCGCCAGCCAGGCCGTCCCAGAGGTTGCTCCACCACGTGCTCAGCGAGGAGGTGTCGAGACCGTCGAACGCCGAGGTGATGGACGCCCAGATCTCGCTGACCATCGGGGTCCAGTCCCACGACCCGTCGGCAGCGAGGCCGTTCCAGAAGTCGTCCCACTTCTGCTTGAGGTTGACGCCGTTCCTGGCGAACTCGTCGTCGATGGCCTTCCAGAGTCGCTTGATCGGCTCGAGGATCATGTTGCCCAAGCCCTTGGCGATGTCGACCAGGCCGTTCCAGAGCTCACTCCAGTCCCCGTTCACCACGGCGGCCCACGCCCTGAGGCTGCCGCGGATCACTTGCATCGCGCCGTCGAAGATCCCGGTGATCACCGCCCAGGACAGTCGGGTGATCGTCGTGAACTGCGCCCACATCGGCCCGAAAGCTGCGCCGATGCCGTCGACGAGGCTCTTGATGTCGGCCTTGATGTTGGTGCCGGCCTCACGGACCGCCTTCTCGTTCTCCTGCCACCACTTCTTCCAGTCGGCGCTCTGTTCGTCGATGAACGACTTCAGCCCATCGAGCGCCTCCTGGACGTCCGCCTTGAACCGCCCGAACGCCTTGCCGGCCTTGTCGCCGATGTAGTCGACGAGCTCGCGGAAGTTCGCCGACTGCTTGTAGGCGATCACCATCGCCGCGCCCAGGGCGGCGACGGCGCCGGCGACCAGGAGGAACGGGCCCAGAGACAGCCCGAGCGGGATCAGGAGCGCTCTCAGGAACACCCCGACCGCAGAGAAGGCGCCGCCCACCCGAGCCAGCGTCGCGATGATCGAGGCCGCCGGGCCGATCAGATTCAGGAACGCCAGACCCAATCCGGCCACAGCCACCGCGAACTTCAGCAGCTTGGGGTGCTCCTCGCCGAGCTTGGTGATCGCCTCGGCCAGCTCGCGGATCCCCTTCAGGACGAAGCCGCCGATCGGCAACATCGCCTGGATCAGCTCGACCACCGCGCGGCTCACCGCGCGGATCGTCGACTCGACCAGCGGCCAGTTGTCGCGCACGTACTTCGTGAACGCCTTGAACCCCGGGGAGTCACCGAGGTTCTTGCCCCACTCGGCGAACCGGGCGGTCAGCTGCTCCAAGCCCTGCATCATCGTGCCGGACATCGGGATGAAAGCGCTCAGGATCCCGGCGATGCCGGTGATGATGTTGCCGAACGAACGGACCAGCGAGGCCGTCATCGGCCCCGCCATGAAGGACATGTTGGTCAGGAACTCCTGCCAGAACGGGCTGTTCACGTTCTTCTCGAGCGAGGTCAGCAGGCTGTCGAACTGGAAGGCCATGTTGCGCAGCATCGGCAACAGCGCCGGGATCGCGGCACCGACCATGGCCATCCCCCGGCCGGTCACCTGGAGCACGTCCGTAGTCATCGCGTCGACGAGATCGTTCCAGGCCGACGTGAGGGTGCTCAGACCGTCGGCGGCCTGCTTCTGCGCCGGGGTCAGCGACTCCCAGATCGCCTTCTGCTTCTCCAATGCCGCGTCGCGCTGCTTGTCGGTGACCGCCCGGTTGAAGGCGTCCTGCTGAGTCTTCATCTTGTCGAGGGCGTCGACGACAGGCTTGTAAACCGAGTAGGTCACCCCGCCGAACGCGACGACCCCCGCGGCGGCAGCCAGAAAACCGGCGCCGAGCGCCCCGACGGCCAGCAGCGCCGCGCCGCCGAGTGGGACCAGAGCTGGGCCGAGGGCGGCCACCGCGGCCGTCACTCCGCGGATCTGGCCCGATGTCCGGGTCGCCGAGGACGCCAACCGGTCCAGGTCGAACAGGCCCTCGACGTTGACGTCGACCTCGATCTCGCGATCCCGAGTGACCGCGCGGATCGCCGTCTCCATCGCCGCGATCTCGGCCAGTAGCGCGCCGGTGTCCAGGTCGATGTCGATCGACTCGTCCGAGAGCGCGGCCAGCTGGGCTCGCAGCGCAGCAAGGGAGGCCAGGGCGGCGCGGGTATCGGCATCGACGGTGACGTCCTGGCCGATCAGCCGGCGCATCTCCAGGATGCCCGACTGGTCGAAGTCGACGTCGATCTTCATCGTCTTCTTGGCGATGTCGTCGAGCGTCTTACCGATCTGATCGACGTCGACATCGACCTTGATCTTCTTGCCGTCGACCTCCTTGATCTGCTTGATGATCGCGGCGAGGTCGCGCTCGGCGTTCTTGATGTTGACGTCGATGACCGTCTCGACGTCGCCGCCCAGACCCTTGATCAGGGCGTCGACGGCGGCGATCTTGGCGGTGGCGCGGTCGTCGGCGTCGATGTCCACCGAGAGTTCGGCGACCTTGGCCACGTCGCCTCCCTCGGCTGCTCAGCGTCTCGACTGCGCCCTATTCTGGACATCGGCCTCGACGGCCTGCGCCGATTCGGCCGCGTGCAGCCAGAACGCCGAGCGTGAGGCCAGCTCCCACGGAGCCACCTTCAGGTAGCGGGCAGACCGGATGATCCGGTACCACAAGGGAATCTCCCCGAGCTGGCCACCCGTCACCAGGTAGCGCTTGAGGAGCTTCACGCTTCCGGGTTTGGGCTCGTCTCCTTCTGCACTGCCTTGAGCACCGCGGCGAGGATGTGCATCGGGACCTCGGTACGCAGTACCTCCGAATCGAGCGGGATCAGCTCGTTGCGGTCGTTGAACTCCAGGTCCCACGCCTTGACGTGCTTGACGAACAGGTCGACCACCGCACGGATCCGGGTGTCAGACTCCCCGGCGACGATCTCCTCCAGCTCCAGCGCGGTGTAGTCGGCGGGCACGTACGTCACGTTCAGGGTGCCGTCGCCGATCGGGACGATCAGGGGTTTCGCGGCGCCGAGGGCCTCGGAGATCTTCACGCAGCGGAGAGTACTAGAGCGCCGTGGTGGTCGTGATGACCTCGACCGAAGTGGCCTTGCCCCAGGTCGCGTCGTGCACGAACGAGAAGCCCCAGCCCATCGCGTAGACGCCGTCCTCGTCGGAGAACTCCTCCGGCTCCGAGACCTGCACCGCGGCGTCCCAGCGCAGCCGGTGGTTGACCGTCACCCCGCCGGTGTAGATGTTCGCGCCGACCGCCTCGACCCGCAGGAACTTCGTGGTACCGGCACGCATGTCCACCAGCGGCGCCATGCCCTGGGCGTCCGCCTCGAGGAGCAGCTTCGCCGACCCGGTCGGCGTGGTCTCGATCGTGGTCACGAACGACGGCTTGGCCGCATCGACCACCCACAGCGGACCGTACCGGTCGCTGATGCCGATCTCTCCGGACAGCACCCGGGTCAGCTTCGTGGTGCCCAGGCCGGCCGCGGTGGTGTCCAGGTAGACGCTGAAGTTCTTCGGGATCGCCATCACCTGCGGCAGCTGGGTGACCCCGGCCGACAGGGTGATCCCGTCCTCGATCGCCTGTCCCAGTGCGGATCCCTCCAGGGTCACTTCCTCGCGGGAGAACCCCAGCGTCATCTCGTTGATGATGACGTTGCCGGCGCGGTGCGCACGGACCGAGGACCCCTGCTCGACCGTGTACGTCTTCGGGGTGTCATCGTTGCTGGAGCTGGTCCCGAACAGCCACGTCCGGCCACCGGTCGATGTGGCGCCGTCGAGGATCGCGGTGATCGTCGGCGTCGACAGCAGCGAGGCGAAGATGTAGGGCAGTTCGGTGTAGCACGGCGACCCCTCGATCGCCGACTCGCTCCACTCCTTGCCGATGATCGCCGCGTTGAGCCACTTCTGGCCCATCGGGCGCTGCTCGGTGAACTCCGCCTTCACGCCGGGGCTGAAGCCGATGGAGCCGAGGCGGCGGGTCGCGGCGACCGCGGTGCCGGGGGTGGTCTCGACACCCAGGGACACACCCTGGCTGATGGAGCTGCGCTCGGCCACTGGGTCTCCTCTGGTGCGCGGTCAGGCCTTCGCGCGTCAGGCTAGCCCGGCGCCCTCGTGCTATGTCGCCGCGAAGACGCGGTACATCCCGCCCAGGTGCCGGTACCTGACCCCGACCATCGTCTCGCCGTAGCGGACTGCCGCCTCGCGCCAGCACTCGATGTGCCCGTAGGCCGTCGTCGCCCTCGCGTCGTGCAGCAACTCGTCGACGCGCCGGGCGATCGGGCGCAGCGCGGCGTAGCTCGACCCCTCCCCGATCACCTTGACCAGGTAGACCGCCTGCACTCCGATCCGGACCGCACCGACCCCGTAGATGTCGCGGGTCGAGGACATGTCGAAGTGCACCAGCGGGTTCGCCCATTCCGTCGGGTACTCGTCGCCGCTGATCCGGCCGCCGACCATCGTCGACAGCGTCGAGTCGCCGGTCAGGGTGGCCAGCAACCAGCGGTCGGCGATGTCGACGACCTCGATCCCGGTGCTCATACCCGGCACGCCTCCCTGACCACGTCGGCCATGATCTTTGCGAAGCGCGGCTCGAACAGCATCGCCGTCGGGCCGACGATCGGGCGGGCCCGCTGCCGACTCGTGCCGAACTCCTGGTAGGCAGCGTAGAAGCCGACGCCGGTGTTCCAGCCGACCGCGACCTGGACGGAGGTCCGCCCCGTCGAGTCGACCCGTGTCGTGCCGAGCAGGACGCCGGTGTCGATCCAGATGATCGGCTGCAGGTGCTCCTGCATCTCCGTACCGGTCCGGGTCACCCCATCGGGAATCTTGCGACCCATCGCCTCGACGACCTTCGGGAAGTCGTTGCGCTTGACCCGCCACCTGGTCATGGGGTGCCGTCGTCCATCTCGCGCACGATCACCCGGGTCAGCGTCGACAGGACCGAGTCCGGGGAGCGGCGGGCCGTCGCGATCCAGCGGTTCCCGGTGCGCGGGTCGGTGATCCGGTCGCCCTCCTCGATCGGCACGTCGTAGGCGAGCAGCACCGCGACCCCCTCGGGGAATCCGTACTCGCCCAGCCCGGTACGCGGGTCGGAGTCGGCCTGGGCGCCGGCCTGGCGGGCGACGTAACGGCACGGGACGCGGCTCGTTCGGTTCGTCCAGGTCTCGGTCCAGCCGCCGTACCCGTCGGCCACCAGGGTTCGGTCGCCGATCACCGCCTCGTCGAGGAGGGTCTCACCGATCAACCGGCGCCCGATCGCGACGATCCTGCGGACGTCGGGCATCGCTCACTCCTCGGCGGGGAACTGGCCGGCCTCCTCGAGCACCGCGCGGTGCTCGGCGGTCACGGCCTGGGCGTACGGGCGCTCCGGGTAGTCACCGACGACCGGCTCCTGCGCCGGGGCGGCGGCCGGCGCCGGGGTCGGTTCCGGTGCGGGCTTGGTGTCTTCTTCGCGGTTCGGCACGGTCTATCTCCTCGGATCAGAACTCGGACGGTTTGACGTACACCCTCAGCTCGTTGACGCCGTCGGCCACCCCCGAGCCTTCGAAGCGGAACACCCACCAGCCCGGCTCGGTGACCACGACCACCGAGGACCAGAAGCCGGTCTCGGTGGTGTCCAGGGCCGCCTTCGCCTTCGTCGACGTGGTCCCCGATGGTGTCTTGGTGCGGAAGTACAGGACGGTCGGGTCCTTGGGCTCGCCCTTGACCCGGAACTCGGCGCTCACCTCGAGGGCCTGTCCGACGTAGATCTCCCGGGAGTCGGCCTGAACAGGAGTCAGCACATGACCTCCTCAACTCGTCCATTTCCGCGCCGTGATCCGCACCCACGATAGAGCCCGTGCGGCCATCTGGACCGTGGCCGAGTCGCCCACGATGCGGCCGAGGAACTGAGGAACCAGGGTCCCCGTCGCCGTCGCCGACCCGGTCAGGGTGCGCAGCAGGCCTCGACGAAGCGTGCCGGTCGCAGACGCGGTGCCCGTCATGATCCGCTGCGGCTGGCGCAGCAGCGTGCCTGTCGCCGTCGCCGACCCGGTCAGGGTGCGCAGCCGAGCTCGCAGCAGAGTGCCGGTGGCGCTCGCGGACCCGGTGAAGGTCCGCAGGATCACCTTGCTGCCGAGCCGGACACCAGTGGCGGTGGAGGACCCGGAGAAGATCCGTCGCGGCTGGCGCAGCAGCGTACCCGTCGCCGTCGCCGACCCGGTCAGGGTGATCTCACCCTGGCCGTCGGAGGCGACGAAGTCCTCGATGTCGACCTTGAACCAGGCCGCGCTCCCACCGATCGCCACCAGACCGATCGACCCCGGCGCCGTGATCGTGCCGTCCGTCACCTGGATCGTCGGCGTCATCGGCTTCGCATCCCCGACCAGCCACACCCACAACGAGATCTGGTTGCCGATCGCCTGGAAGTCGACCTCGTGAGTGACGTCCTGGGCGATCGTGTACGACACCGAACCGAGCGGCTGGACGGCGTAGTTCACCACCCGGTACACCGTCACGACCTGCAGGGCCCGGTTCATCGTGAAGACGTAACCGGTCCGGTCATCCAGCGAGGAGTCGGCGCGCAGGTAACCGCGGATCGCCCCGTCGCCGGTGAACCGGAAGGTCACCCGCTTCCGGATCCGGGCGGGCACCACCGAGGTCGCGACGAGGACGCGGGCGCACTTTCCCGCGTAGCTGGTCAGGCTGCCGGCGTCCATCCGGCCCTGATTGCCGGCCAGGAACGTCAGCGACCCCGTCGTCGAGTTGGCGAACGCCCAGGTCCCTGTCGACCACGGTGCATCGTCGGCCCCCGTGAACGAGTCGGAGGCGTAGGTGGTCACGGGCTACCCGCCGGACGGCAGGGTGTACCGGTAGGTCGTGGCGAACGACTCGGGGGAGACCAGGTTGACCACGCTGAAAACGCTGCGGTCCAGCATCGTGCCACCACCGACCGCGGCCTGGCTGAACAGGCCGTGCTCGGTGATCGCGACCGTCGCCGAGACCGTGTTCGTGCCGATCGTCTCGTACGTCTTGGAGTCTCCGGACTGCTCCCCCTGCGAACCGGTCGCCCGGGTGTTCGACGGGTTGTACTGGGTGGTCAGCTCGGTGACCAGGGCGGTCTGAGCCGCCGACTCCGCCGTGGTCGACGTCCCGATCCCGTGGTAGCGCAGCAGCTCCGGCTCCACCAGGCCCTGCAGGGAATCGATCAGGTACGCCGTCCCCGTGTCGGTCACCACTCGGCAGGACATCAGGCCGAGATCGAGGACCTCACCGCTCGGGCGCAGCACCGCGCCCCACAGCGTGCCCATCGGACCCGGGTTCGACTCGAAACGGCGCATCGAGTCTAGGCTGCGCTCGAAGTGCTCGGCGTTCTCCCGCTGCCACTCCAGCCCCTGGCGCTGAAGCCGGGTCAGGCTGATGGTGGGCCGCCAGCGACGCCAGCGCTGACCGTGCCGGACGGCGTCGTCGGTGGTGCGCACCGCCGGCTGGGACGGCAGCCGCAACGCCACCCCGGCCAGTCGACCCGTCGCTGTGCTGCTGTGGTTCATGCGATCTCCTGTCAGGGCAATGGGAGCGTCGAAGGCGCGGTCTCGGCCTCGGTGGCCAGCGCGGTCAACCCGATGGTGACCACCGACCCCGAACCGGTGGTCTGGCGGATCTTGCGGTCCAGGTCGGCCAGGTCGTCCCCCGAGAACGCCAGGCGGGCCCGGGGAACCTCGGCCGCCACGGTGTAGCTGACCGAGATCGAACCGTCCGCACCGACCGAGGTGGATCTGAACTGCTCGGCGTTGACCAGGACCCTGATCACCGCCTCGGCCACCGCCAGCTTGACCAGGCGAGCCCAGTCGGCGGCCGTCTGGGTCTGCGCCGGCGTCGCGCCGACCGCTGCCGCCGCGGTGTCGGCCGTCTGGATCAGGCCGGGGACACTAGGGCGCAGGCCACGCAGCTTCGTCAGCGCGTCCTGCACCAGCACCGCGGCGAGGTCGGACTCGGTACCGGCCAGTTCCCGGTACCGAGCCTCGACGTCACCGACCGTTGCGGCGAACGGCATCGATCACTCCTGGACGACGGTCGTCTCCGGGGTGGGCAGGCCCGCCCCGACACCCGCCACGGTGTAGTTCTCGTTCGGGGTCCGATCGGTCTTGTCGCCCCGGTGACCCTGCGCAGCGTGCCGGTCGGACTGCTCCTTGACGAAGTTCTGCAGAGCGGCCGCGCCCGGCTCGTCGGCCACCGCATTCGCGGCCAGCAGGTCCTGGCGGGGCGGATTGGTGGTCTGCACCTGCTGCGCCCTGCGCTGCGGAGCCGCCGTCGGCTTCTCCGCCGACTTCGCGGCGCTCTTGTTCTCCTCGGTCATGACGATGTCCTTCCTCAGCTGCGGCTGATCGTGACGAAAGCGGTGCCACCGGGGTCGGCGATACCGGTGCCCACCGCCGCCGAGCGGACCTCGAGGACGTCGCCTTCGGCGACGACGAGGTTCGCGGGCGTGCCGGACAGGGTGATGGTCTTCTCGTCGTACGCCGCGGCGTTGATGCCCGAGGCGAAGTTGAGCGAGGCCACGACCGCCGAGCCGGTGCCGTCCTGGAGCCGGTTGACCACCGAGACGGTCCGGTTGTTCGTCGCCGCGCCGGTGATCGCCGCCTTGGGGACGTAGGTGACCGACGTGACCGTGCCGGCGTACTCGGCACGGATCGGGGCGGAGTCGGTCGCGGCGGCTGCGACCGCCGAGACCTCCGCCTCGTACTTGCGGATGAGGGGTGCCTGATCTGGCATGTCCGTGTCCTCCTGGTCTCAGGCGCCGACAGTCCGGATGTACCCGACCGGGTACCGGCTGCCTTCGGTGGGCTGGTCGTTGTTGATCGGGTTGGAGACCTGCCAGCCGACCCGGAAGGTCACCCGCAGCGCGATCATGTCCTGCTGCGGCAGGTTGTAGACGATGGCACCGGTGTTGTCGGTGATCACCGCCTGGTCGAGGACCTTGTAGGAGACGTCCTTGCGGATGCCGACCCGGAACTGACCCCACGATCCGCCGAGCAGCCGGACGCCGTTCACTCCGACGCCACCCGAGACCGGCCACAGGCCGCGCATCGGGTAGACGATCCGGTAGCCGTCCAGGCTGTTCAGGTCGCCGGCCACCCGGCCGGCGTCTAGGCGCTGACCATCGGTGGCCCGGGTCTTGCGCAGCTTCGAGCGCAGCGATACGGGGCCGAGGAAGCCGGTCACGTCGTAGCCGTCCGCCTCGATCTTGGCGTACAGGTCGTCGACGTCGCCCAGGAAGCCGCCGGCGGCGGCAGCGTTCGTACCCTCGTCGACCACGTTGGCCGCGGCTGCCGCGGCGGCGAGGATGTTGGTCGGGAACGACGCCGGAGCGTTCGCGCCGAAGAAGACGGCCTCGTCCAGGACTCGGCCGATCGCCTCGACGAGCAGCGGCTTCGATTCCTCCCAGATGTCCATCGTGAAGTCGTCGACCACGTTCTCGGGCACCGGGAGGATCGTCGCGATCTCCTCGATGGTCATGTACTTGTTCGCCCAGGACAGCTCGGTGGTCTGCTTGAGACCGGTGTCGCCGGACACCCAGTAGGCGATCGGCAGGGCGCTCAGGATCGGGAACCGGATCTGTCCGCCACCCACGGGGATGCGGGGGAACAGGGCCAGGACCGCGCTCTCCTCGGTCGCCTTGCCGAGCATGTCGCTGACGACCTGCTCGGGGATCAGCGCCGAGACGTCGGTGCGGGAGGTCAGGGAGTTGTAGGCCGAGTAGCTGTACTTGTGGATCGGCCGGCCATCGGCGCGGCAGGGTGTGGTCATCGCAGTGGCCCCTTTCGAGGGGTCAGTGACGACGGTTCTGCAGCACCCTTCGCACCTCGTCGCCGAACGACTGGTCCGTCCCGGGCTTGCCGCGAGCTCCGCCGTCGAAGGACGGGGGATCTGACTGGCGGGCCCCTCCACCGATCCGCTCCGCGAGCAGCTTCGCCGCCTTCGAGGTCTCCTCGGCGCTCAGGCCCTTCGGCAGGAGGACCAGGTCCTCCTCGCTCAGGCCGGCTTCGATCGCTGCTTGAAGACGCGCGATCTCACCGTTCGCCGTACCCAGGTCCGCCTCGAGCTTGGCCGACTTCGCCGTCAGCCGCTCGGTGTCCGACCTGGTGGAATCCTCGATCTCAGCGAGTCGCTTCGCCGCGTCGGCGTTCGCCTTGGCTCGGGTCTCGTTCTCCCGGGCCTGTGCCTTCCAGCGGTCCAGCTCCGCCTGGAGCCTGGTCGCATCGGGCTGCTGCTGCTGGCCGTCCTTGCCCTGGTCGGTCTGCGTCCCCGTTGCGGGTTCGCTGGTCAGGGTTCCGACGGTCCCCGGCGGCGTTGCGCCACCGATGGTGCCCTCGGAGGAGTAGCTGTAGCGGTGCAGGCGAGTACGCATGATCGTGGTGGTGCCCTTCCCGTTGCGGGGACCGCCCTCACCGTTGCGGCTGTGGGTCGCTCAGGCGCGAATGTAGCCGAACTGGCGCAGCAACCTCGTCGCTTCGGCGCGATCACCGGCGGCGTCCTTGATCAACTGCCAGGGGGTTCGCCTGCCACTCTTCGTCCGGGTGCCGTCACCGGCGATCCAGACCTTCCCCTTCGTCGCCGCGTTGACGATCCGGTTCATATCTCCGCCGGCCTCGATCGCCTCGCTGACCGCCTTGCCGAACAGGCGGTTCCGCTCGGCCAGCGACAGGGAGTTGAAGTAGGCGCGCGGGTCGGACGCTAGGCTACCCGCCGTGGCGACTCGTGACGGAACGTGTATACACCTACAGGCAGGATGCCTCTCGAAGCCCTCGTTCCACTTGTAGAACCGGCCGGCCAGGATCGCGCACCGCGAACACGCGCCCGGCTCGATCACCCGGACCCAGCCGTAGTTCCACACCTTGCCCGGATCGGCGGGTTCGGCGCCGATCAACGCGACCTGGTCGGCGGCCCGGCCGGCGTCGGCGGTCTCGGTCATCGTCACCATCTCGAGGAAGCGCTGACCCCGCTCCAGCGCCACCGGCTCACTGACTCCCGAGCGCAGCAATGCCGTGACGCGGGCGGGAGCAATTCTGAGGACGTCCCGCAGGTCGGCATCGACATCGAACGAGCGGCCGGCGAACGCCAGCGGGTCCAACGCCGCGCCGAACACGTCGTCACCGGTCAGCAGCAGGACATCCTCGACGAACGACGGCGCCATCGCGGCAATCGCCTCCTGCGCCAGCGACAATGCCGCGAAGATCCGGCTCCCCGCACCGGCCACCCAGTCCGCGAACAGCGTCGCCGGGTTCAGTTGCTGCCACGTCGCCACCACCGCACCCGCCGCCGCCAGCTGCACCACCAGCCGGCGCTGGACCTGCGCCTCGGCCAGCGCCTGCGCGTCGATCCCTTGCTCAGCTACCTGGACGCTCATGCCTTCATGATGGCGGCAGGGATGCTGGTCCGGCATCGCAACTCAACGGTAGACTAGTTTACCGCACGCTGTCAACGGTGGTAGAGTCGAAGACATGCCCCAGCTGAGGTCCTACGTGACCGTGCATCACATCCCGGTCACACTCTGGGACGACCTCGATGACCAGGCGCGACTCCTGTTCCTGTCCGACGCAGCTGAGCAGGGGCTCGGCCAGCACGGGTGGGCGCCGGCGCGCTTCCGCAGCGTCGAGGCCGACTACCAGCGACTGGTCGGTGGGGACTGGGTCATCTGTGACCGCCCGGTCGCCGACGTCGTCCGGGCCCGCGTCGAATGGGCCATCGAAACCGCCGACGGGAGGCGCGGCGCATGGGGGGAGGCGTGGGACTGACATCTGTGATCATGGAATGCCGCCCCGCCACCTACGCGCCGACGGCGCTCGAGGTGCGGGTCGGCGACGCCTTCGCGGACGCACCCGGGCGCTGGCCGTTCGGAGTGTTCGCCCCGACGCCCGGTGCGCCCTGCTGGATCTGCTGGCCGTAACGCGGAGCCAGCGCCGCCAGCGGATCCATCGCTTGCATCCGGCGCAGCTCCTCCTCGCGCATCGCTCGCCACTTCTTGATCTCCGACGGGGTCGCGCCCCAGCGCTCCCACAGCGCCTCCTGCGGCACCCCGATCGTCGACATCTTCGTCAGTGCGTCGACCAGCTCACCCTCGGAGCGGAACTCCGGGTTGCGCCACAGCGTCTCGACCACCACGTCGCGGGACAGCTCGCCCATCCCCGACAGTCGCCGCGCCCAGCGCATTGCGTTCTCCAGCGACAGCGAGTGCGGCCGGTTGCGCTGGCGGACCTTCGCCGCCAGGCCCGACTCCGCCATCCGCAGGGTGTCGCCGGCCACGTTCGTCACGTCGCCGAGCAGGTACTGCGCCGGCGTCCGCGAACGCGAGGCGATGTCCTTCACGTCGGCGTTCTTCGTCGCGATGTAGCCCTCTAGGTCGGCCGCGACGAACTGGCCGAACTTCGTGTCGATCGCCGCCGTCGACACGATCCGGTGCTGGCCCACCTTGATCGTCTGGGTCGGGTTGCCGAACTGGTCGATCTCCGGCCAGCCCGTCGCCCACTTCTGCGGGAACGCCCCGAAGTCCTGGGTGATCATCCGGTCGGCCAGGCCCTTGTTGATCCGGTCCTGGATCGGGATCAGGTCCTCGATCTCGGAGCGGCCACCGGTGCCCAGCAGCGGGTTGTTCGGCAACTCCCACGCCGGGACGATGTCCAGGCCCGTCCGCTCCGCGACCGGCTCACCGAGCCCGTCCGCGCGCGGCAGCCACGTCGGGTCCGAGGGCAGCACCGCGCCGAGCTGGCTGGACGAGGCGAACTTCCACAGGAATCCCGGCAGGTACAGCGTCGCCATCGTCTTGCCGGTCCAGTCGTCCAGCCACAGCTTCAACGCCGCCGCCGTCACTCGCCGGTTCGTGCCCGGCTGATGTTCGACGACGAACTCGTCAGGGTGCTCGATGTGGATCCGCGCGACGTTCTCGCCGCGGCCCGGGGGCTCCACCAGAAGATAGGCCGCACCGGTGATCGCCGACTCCAGCAGGCCGGTGTCGAACCAGGAGTCCAGGCCGTTGTACTGCCAGATCTTCCACATGTCGTCGTCGGCGTCGAGCTTGCGACCCGCGTCGTCTCCCTGCTCGCCGACCCGGAACCCCACCACCTCCTGGCGCTCCACCTGGGCATCGACCACCAGGCCCAGGTAGTTCGACTTCGTCAGCACCAGGATCCGCGCGAACTCCTCGCGGGCCTCGCTGGTCAACCACGGAACCGGGTGCCGGCCGGCGTAGTAGTCGCGCAGTACCTCGTTGTCGTAGCGCCGCTGGACCAGCTGGGCGTAGAGCCGACGCATCCACCAGCGAGGGGTGAGCGGTTCGAGCTGCTGCGTCAGGGCCACGCCCGCCGTCCCCTCTCACCGCACCCAAGTCTTGCCGACGGCCCAGCGCACGGCCGACGGCTCGCCCCATGCTGCCTCAGTGTGCAGATCCGCTGCGGCCTCGTGGGCAAGGACGGACGTCATCGCCAGGTCGATCTTGCGGGCCCGGTCCGGCTTGACCAGCAGGTACTTGTCCCCCGGCTTCGCCGCTTTCCGCGCGTTCAGCACGTGGTCCTTGACGATCGGGTGGCCGTCGTGGCGGCACCGCTTCTCGATCACGTCGGTGCGGAACCGGTACAGCGCCGGGAACATCCGAGAGATCACATAGGTGTCGAACTCGAAAACCACCTCGTCACCGAACTCCAGCGCCCACGCCCCGATCTCGCTGCGCCAGTCCCGCGGGTCGGCGTACAGCCGGCGCAGCCGGTACGTCGTGGCGATCTCGTGCACCGCGGCGTCCACCTCCCCGCGCGGGATCGCCCCGCCCCACTCGCGCGGATCCCAGTACGTCGGACGCCGGTCCGGGCCGTACGTCGGCAGGAACGAGTACCCGTCCTGGGTCTCCAGGGTGATCGCCGTCCAGTCGTCGGACTCCGAACCGTCGAAGCCGGCGGCCACCGGCGTCCCGCGCTGGACCACCCGGACGTCGCCGCGGGCGTCGTCCCAGGTCTTCTCCGCGATCCAGGCACCCAGACCGGCCACGATCCGGTTGCCGAAGAAACGCTCGGCGTTGCCCGGGTCGTGCTGGATCAGCTCGGCGGCCTCCGGCTCGATCTCGTTGTCGATGTCGATCCACGGGCTGCCGGCGTAGACGTGGCGCAGGATCCGGCGCCGTTCAGCCTTGTTCGTGAACGACAGCCCCGCCGGGGCCAACGGGTGGATCCGGAAGATGTCGTTCACCTTCAGCGACGCCTGGTACGTGGTCTGGGCGACGCTGTTCTCCGAGGGGTCCCACGCGTTGGTGGTGTTGTGCGTGAGCGTTGCGTGACGACCTACCAGAAAGAGGTGGTCCCCGGTGTCGATGCCGATGCAGCGAACGGGTACCGAATCGATCGGCTCAACCGATCGGATGAAGCGTCGCCCCGTCCGCTCATCGACCAAGGCCGGTCGGTGACGATCGACCTTGTGCTTGAGCCGCGCCGCCGGCTGGTCGCGCAATGGGCGAAATGACACGGTGTAAGCGGGAAGTCCACGATGCGGGTAGTCGTAGATCTTCAGGGTCGCCTTGTGCCCCAGCGACACCACGATCTCCAGCGTCGCCTCCGCCAACCGGCGGTTGGTGTTGACGAAGCTCGCCACCCCGTTCTCGGCCACGGAGCCGTCACTGTCCATCAGTCCCTGGAGGAGGGCCCGTCGCTGCTCCGTCGAGGCGCGCAGGTACTCAGGCGGAACATGCTTGTCGTTCAATACTCCGATCGCGCGAAGCCGCTCCCGCATCGTCGACAGAGGTGCTCCGCGGGGCTCTCCCCGGCTCTTGCGACGCTGGCACTCCCCGCACGTCACTGATGGACGCCCACTACGCAGGGTGCCGTTGCCCATCTCGTCGTCGGCCCAGTCATGTCCGTAGCGGCAGAGGCGGCGTCGAAGTCGTGACCTCAGGATCGCAGCCGGCTTACTGAGGTCGATGACGAGGTCTTCGTGTGCCTCCAGCGCGCCTCGGATGTTGTCTGCGATCTGGTCGACGACATCGTGGGCGCAGCAGACTGCCGCATCGCCTGAAGCTCCATCGCCCAGCCACAGACCGAGGAAATACGGATCCACCAGGAAGTCGATGTCAGGTAGGCCACGCAGGGCCACGATCGGCATGGACGCCGTGTAGCGCCCAAGGCGAGTGGCCAACTCTTCGGTGGTGAGCGTGATCTCACTGTCTAGGCCAAACTTCTTGCGGTTGCGAAGCCGGACGGTCCACCCATGGCTCGCGCTGGCTACGATCTGCTCGCCATCGTCGAAGGTCACCCGATAGCACGGCTCACCACGCTGGACCGGAGTGAGACGGCTGACCGGCGTTGCTATGCCCGCGCTGTCGAAGACCAGGTCACCGACGTCGAGGTCACCGACCGTCGACCAGCCGGTCGGCGTCGGCACCGGAGTGTCCAGGGCGAGTGGCTCGACCAGGCGCCCGCCCATACCGGCGACGCCGCGTCGCTGGGTCTTGGCGACCTCGTCCATCTTGTTCTGCGGCAACCAGATACCGACTTCGTCCTCGATCACAAAAGTGACCCGCTGACCGAGGCGGGAACGCTGCGAGCTCGTCACGACATCGATCCGGCCGTTGCCGGGCAGCCGGGTGAACGCCTCACCGGTGACCGGGACCACCTCGGACAGCGGGCCGTAGTCGACCATCGGGCGCAGTGCGCCGTAGACGTTGTCCACCTGCTCCTGGGAGTAGGCGGTCAGCTGGATCAGCGGCGTCGGCCGCGGGATCGCCATCGGCTCGCCGGGGCGGTACTCGTAACGCCAGCCGCACGGGCAACCGTGGTCGGAGCAGCGGTAGACCTCCTTGTCGCTGGACCAGCCGGCGAACATCGTCGGGCCGCAGCCCTCTAGCAGCACCATTGCTGCCGCTATGGGGCCTTTGCCCGATTTTTGAGGTAAGACAACCTGCGAGCGGCGGTAGTGGAACGCCGCAGCGCCGATGGCGGGACGGGAGGCGTCGGGCAGCGGGGCGTCGGGCTTGACCCGGTAGTGGTTGACCACCAGCCACAGCTGCCACTCGGTCAGGACGAACGGGTTGCCCCGCTCGAAACGGTCCGGGACGACGCAGTGGTTCTCGATCCAGTCGGCGGCCACCCACAGCGTCGGGAAGTCGACGACGTGGGCATCAGGGGCCGACAACGGGGTGGAAACCCTCGGGCACCTCGGCCCACCACCGCGAACCGACCAACAGCATGTCGCCGAGCAGCGGGGACTGAGCCTCGCTGAACACGAACTCCGGCACCCGGTCGGTGCGCAGCGTCGCGCCGGCCTCGCGGCACAGCTCCTCGGCCCGCTGGCGGGACATGTCGATGATCTCGGGGCCGATCTCGCCGCGACGGGCCGCCAGCCGGTTCGCCTCGGCCATCGGGATCTCCAGCATCACGTCCAGCTGCTGCGGTTTCACGGCTTATCGCCCTTGCCGTTGCCGCCCATCCGATCACGCGCCGACGGCAGCCGCGTCACCGTGCCGGGGGCCTTCTCCTCACGCACCTCCTCGGGGACGTCTAGGCCGTTGATCGGCTCGGAGATGTCCGGGTCGATGTCCATCTTCGAGCGGCGCATCGACTCGACGTCCAGCCACAACGCCGTCCCCATCCGGCGGGCCTCGCCAGCCAGGGACGGATTCACGACTTCACCGGCCCGCAAGGTGTAGCGGACGTAGAGTGCGACCTGGTCACCCAAGCCGTACCGAAGCCACTCCCACGCAACGGGTTTGGTTCTCCACAGCCTTGTCCACAAAGCCAGCTCAGCTGTGGACGGAGCGTCGGTCTCGGTCGGCCACTCGGGGATGTCGTAGTCGGTGGTCAGGCCGTGCGGTGGCAGTCGTCGCCAGTTCTCCCGGTCGCGGGAGCGGCGCAGGGCGGTCGGCGACGGCGCGGGTCCTCTGGTTCCCATGACCCGGATGGTAGGCGTTGCACCCGCCCGACCATCCGGGTCTCCGCAACTCCGGATGGAAGGGGGGGCTCACTTCGATGATGACGCATTGCAAGCGTGTTGTCAACGCATTAGCAGTGCTGGCCTTGGCCACGCCTGCCCGGAACGCCACTCGGCCCCGCCCCTTCCCGGATGCGCGTCAGGGAGGAGCGGGGCCGAACCGTCTCACACGATGTCACGGCGGAGGCAACCGCATTGACTTCATCAGGATGAGGTCGTTGACGGCGGGTTGTCAAGCGAGGCTCGCTTACCAACGCGTTGTCATGCCATGATAAGCGCGTCGTCAACGGAGGGAGGCACCGTGCGACCCACCCCGGATCTCACAAGTGAGCAGCAGGACGTCCACGACGAGATCCTGCGCTGGTACGAGGACCCGAAGGCTCCACAGGTCCTGCGACTTTTCGGACCCGCCGGCACCGGAAAGACCACTCTTGTCGGACAGTTGCGAAGAAATCTCGACACCGACCTCTCGGTGCTCTATGGCGCCTACTCCGGCAAAGCCGCCCACGTCCTGCGGACCAAGGGCTGCGAGGACGCGGCCACCTTGCACTCGCTGTGCCAGGTCCGCACCACCAACCCGGCCAAGGTCGAGCGGGACGAGATCCTCGACCAGCTCGACCTGGACGACCTCGTCCGTGGCGCACCCGGCCTCGAACGCGAGGTGATGGACCCCCTCGAACGGCTCCGCCTCGAACGGCGCGCCGCCGAGCTGGAGCGACCCGCGCGGCGGATGGCGTTCGCCCGCAGCGAGGACTCCCCGATCGCCACGGCCGACCTGCTCATCTGCGACGAGGTGTCGATGGTCGGCGAGAAGCTCGGCAAGGACCTACTCTCCTACGACACCAAGATCCTCGTCGTCGGCGACCCGCACCAGCTGCCGCCGATCGAGGGCGGCGGGTTCTTCACCGCGCCGGCCGCCCGGTTCGAGACCCTGCACCTGTCCACCGTCCTGCGCCAGCAGCTGGACTCCGCCGTCATCCGCTACGCCACCTGGGTCCGCGAGGTCCCCCAGTACGCCGTCGAGCAGCGCGCCGCGGCTCTGGAAGGCGCACCAGCGATGACCGTGCGGGATATCGGCGGTCAGGTCCTCGTCGCGTTCAACGACACCCGCTGGCGGATCATCGAGGCGATCCGGGCGATGCAGGGCCGCACACCCGGGATGCCCGAACCCGGCGACCCGGTCATCTGCCTGACCAACAACCGCGACCTCGGCGTCTTCAACGGCCAGACCTTCGAGGTCCTCGAGGCCCACGAACAACGCGACGGCCTGCTCGAGCTGGCCCTGCGCGACGACCTCGGCGACGACTGGGACGTCCAGGCCCATCCGAAGGCGTTCACCGGGCTCGCCGGAGAGAAGGACCTCAAGGCCCGCGGCGCCGGCTGGCGTGACGACATCGGCCTGTTCACCTTCGCCAACGCGATGACCGTCCACAAGGCGCAGGGCTCCGAATGGCCCGCCGTCGACCTCGTCATCGAACCGTCCCGCCAGTTCCGCGCCCGTTGGGACATCCAGCCCTGGCTCTACACCGCACTGACCCGCGCCGCCGACCGCGTCGCGTCCTGGCCCCGATTCGAGGGAGATCTCTGATGACCGCACTGGTATTCCTGGACACCGAGACCACCGGACTCGGCCACGACGCCGAGATCTGGGAGGTCGCCGCCATCCGACGCGAGGGCGACCGTGACGTGGCCGAGCACCACCACTTCGTCGAGCACGACCTCGACAAGGCCGCGAAACTGCCCGAGTGGTTCCGCGCCGACCACGGCGCGCGATACGACCCGGCGGCGGCGATCGACCGGCACACCCTAGCTACCGTGCTGACCAACCTGATGGACGGTCGCCCGCACGTCATCGGCGCCGTGCCCAACTTCGACACCGAGCGGCTGGCCCAGATCCTGCGCAACTACGACCTGCTGCCCGGCTGGCACTACCACCTGATCGACATCGAGACCTACATCGCTGGATACCTGCGCGGCAAGTACGGGATCACCGCGAAGTTGCCCTGGGACTCCAACCTGCTCTCCCTCGCCGTCGGCGTCCCGCCGTCACCCGAGCGGCACACCGCGATGGGCGACGTCCGCTGGATCAAGGCGACCTGGGACGCGATACACGGGATCTCGTCATGACCGTCTACGCCAGGATCTGCCTGAACTGCGGCGAAGAACGAACCACTCCAGACCTCGGCGAACTCACCACGGCCGACCTGGAGGCGCTCGTGGCCGGCCCACGGTGTTGCCGACCGACGCCGGGGACGATCCCGGAGCCACCGTTTTGACGCGCTACATCGGGGCCGGGGTCGCCGGGGGAGCCCTCGTCATGATGACGATCTCTCCATGGCTGATCCTGATCAGCCTGCTGTTCACCGCGGCCGTCATGGTCCCGCTGACTGTCTTGGCCGTTCGCCATCGCCGTCCGGCCGTCGCGGCGCCGACCACGATCAACATCACCTACAACGTGCTCCACCTGCACGAACAGGCGCCCGGGGTCGGCGCCGCCACCTATCGTCAGCTTCCCGGACCAGCTCGAGCGATCGGGTGGCCGGGTCACCAGGAAGGGCCCCGCCCATGATTGCTCGCGAAGACCGCCACGTCACCATCGACCTCTTCGAGGGGCGAGGAAAGGTCGCGATCGGTGACGTCGACATCAGCATGCTGACCGCCGCCGTGACGGTGACCAGCTCCGTGGGTGAGTACCCCTGCGTCACGCTCACCCTGGAGCCCAGGTCGGTGTCCATCAACCTCGACGGCGCCAAGATCGACGTCGATGACGAGACCCGCGCCGCCCTGCTCGCCATCGGCTGGGTGCCGTCGGAGGAGCGGTGACCCTTTTCCACGACGTCGTCGCCAGCGGCTGGCCAGCCTTCCCGCTGCGCACCCGCACGAAGATCCCCGCCATCCGCTCCGCGCACCCGGTGGGCGACCCACGCCGCGGGGTCTGCAAGGGCGAGTGCGGCAACGTCGGCCACGGGTGCTGGGACGCCACCACCTCGATCCAGGTGCTGCAGGGCTGGACGAACGCCTACCCCGACTGCAACTGGGGTCTGCACGCCGGAGCGGCCAGCCTGTTCATCATCGACGTCGACAACAAGAAGCCCCACCCCGACAACGGTGAGAACAACTGGCGCGAACACTGTGCGCGCGAGGGGCACATCCCCACCTTCACCGTCCGCACCCCGTCCGGCGGCTGGCACTTCTACTACCGCCTGCCCGCCGACCTGACCGTCACCACCCGCGCCCTGCTCGGCCCCGGCATCGACATCCGCTCCACCGGCGGCTACGTCGTCGTGCCCGGCAGCTACGTCGACGACGGCGACGTCCAGGGCACCTACGCTGTCGCCGAGAACCTCCCCGTCGCGCCGCTGCCCGCCTGGATCGAACGGCTCTACCGCGACGACCAGGCCGCCCGCACCGCGATGCGCCGGGCCGCCACCACCGTCGACCCGGCCTCCGCCGCCAGCGTCCGCGAGCGCCTCTTGCAGATCCGCGACGAGATCGCCGAGCTGCCGGACGGCAACGGCGCCAACGGCGCCTCCCGACTGGCCTACATGGCCGGCCAGTACGTCGGCGCCGGCCAGGCCGACCCCGACGACACCATCGCCCTGCTGATCTCCGCGATCGAGGACTGGGACTGGAGACGACCCGGCGACCGGATCGCCCTCGAACGCCAGATCGCCAAGGGCGTCCACGACGGGATGAGTGAGCCCCGGACCTGGGAGGCCGCCGCGCCGCACGTCGCCTGGTTCCCCGGTCAGGACATCCTCGACCCCAAGCCGACACCACCCGGCTACGAGCCGCGGGGCGCTGCCGACACGCCCCAAGCCGTGGCCTCCGGCAAACCCCAGCTCGACATCACCCACAGCGGAGAGGCCCTCGATCGGCTCAAGGTCGAACTGGGCGCCGGCCGGCTGTCCGGGCTCTACCTGCGCGACGGGCGGGTCATGCACACCCCGCGGATGGGCGCCGAGGGGTACATCCCGCCCCGCCACCCGCTCGCCGACGACGGCCCCGCCCAGATCCGCGCCGTCGACAAGCACCTCCTCGGCGCCACCGTCGACAACGCCTACCAGGTGATCATGGTCACCCCGAAAGGCGCCATCCTGCCCAAGCATCTACCCGTCGGGTTCGCCGAACGATTGCTCGGCGCCGCGAGCGCCGAGCTCTGCCCGAACCTGTCCGAGATCTCCGGGGTCACCCACACCCCGATCGTGCGCCCCGAGGGAACCGTCCTCGACGAACCCGGCTACGACACCTCGACCCAGCTGCTGTACCTGCCGACCGCCGGGATGGGCGCGGTGAAGGTCCCCGAGATGCCCAGCCCCGGCGAGATCGCCGCGGCCCGCGAGTTCGTGCTCACCCCGATCCGCGAGTTCCCGTTCGTCTCCACCGTGCACCGGGCGAACTGGCTGGGCATGGCGCTCACCCCGCTGATCCGCACCATCGTCCCGCCGCCCTACCAGCTGGGCATCATCGAGGCGTCCAACCCCGGCTCCGGCAAGTCCTACCTGCTGGCCATCCTGCGCCTGATCCACTCCGCCGCGGTCCGCTCCGCCCTACCGGCCACCAACGAGGAGTGGTCCAAGGTGGTCCCAGCCCTGCTGTCGGCCACCACCGCGCCGATCATCGCCTTCGACAACGTCCGCGGCGTGATCAAGTCCAGCTACCTGGAGGGGCTGCTCACCCTGCCCGAGATCGCCGACCGGGTCCTGGGACGCAACGACCGGACCGTCCGGCTGGCCAACGACCGGCTCTGGATCATGACAGGGAACAACGCCACGTACGGCGGAGACCTGGCGCGGCGGATCCTGCGCTGCGAGATCGACCCCGGCGTTCCCGACCCGCAACGCCGCCGGTTCGACCTCAACCCCGTGGCATGGGTAGCCAAGCACCGCGCCGCCTACCTGAGCGCCCTGCTGACCCTGGTGCGGGCCTGGGCGATGGAGGGCCAACCCGTCCACCAGGTGACCCGCTCCGATGACTACGCAACCTGGATCGGCACCGTGCGCGGCATCCAGGAGGTGGCCGGCTTCGACATGCGTGACGGCCTGTTCGCCGACGACGGTGCCTCCGCACCGACCGAGGTCAGCGAGGACGACGCCGAGTGGGGCGTCTTCCTCCAGGTCCTCGAGGAGCACTTCGGCCACCACCCGTTCACCGGGCGGGACATCGCCTCGAGGATCGAGGGCGACTACTCCGAGGAGACCCCGGGCGGTCGCATCGCCCGCGAACTCGTGCCCGGAATGATCCTTGAGCGAGCCAGGACCGGCCACGCAGAGCGATCGATCGGCCGGTGGCTGAGCAACCGGGAGGGCCGCTGGGTGGCCAATCTGTGCATCCGAAACGTGGGCAAGGTGGACATAGGTCCCCAGAAGCACTCAAAGCTCTATCGCGTCGAGCGATTCGTCGGATGACCCATGATCAAGAGTCTGATTTCCATGATCAGGGGCGCAATTCATCCTACGACTGGGAGGTTTGGATGTTTGGGAAGAGTGATTCCCTACTAGTCGTATACCAAAAAATTCAGACATATTACACATATACACATGTCTGATATGTACACATACATGTTCTACACAGTGGAGCGGTAGGAATCACTCCTCCCAAACCTCCATACCCCCAGAGTTACGACTCATCTACATACAGCAACCTAGTTACGGAGGGTGATATATGAGCGACGTCGAACTGTTCGCCGGACCCGGCGGCTTCAGCGAGGGTCATCGGTTCGCCGGACTGGGCGACGACCTGACCGGCTACGAGTGGGACGCCGATGCCTGTGCCACCGCTCGCGCCGCCGGCCACAAGCGCGAGCAAGCGGACGTGACCGCGGTGCCCGTCCCGCCGCGCGGCTCGATTCGGCGGCTGATCGCGAGTCCTCCGTGCCCAGGGTTCAGCGCTGCCGGTCTGCGGCTCGGCCGCGGCGACATCGGGCTCATCCTGCGAGCCGTCGACGACCTCGCCGATGGCGTCGACCCCGAGTACGTCAACGACAGCCTCGTCCGGGCCTGCGCCGACCACCGCAGCCCGCTGGTCCTTCAGCCCCTCCGGTGGGCCCTGGAGACCCACGCGGAGGTCCTGGCGTGGGAGCAGGTGCCCGCGGTCCTGCCGATCTGGCAGGCGTGCGCACGGGCGCTGGAGCGCCACGGCTGGTGCGTCTGGGCGGGCAAGCTGCACGCGGAGCAGTTCTCCGTGCCGCAAACCCGCACGCGGGCCTTCCTGATCGCCAACCGGCGCCGCCCGGTCGCCCCGCCGACCCCGACCCACTCGAGGTACTACTCCCGCGACCGGACCCGCCTGGACCCCGGCGTCGCCAAGTGGGTGTCCATGGCCGAGGCGCTCGGCCTGGAGGGTGACGGCGTCATGCGCAGCAACTACGGGACCGGCGGCGACCCGCGCGCCCGCGGAATCCGCCGACTCGACCAACCCGCACCGACCGTGACGAGCAAGATCGACCGAAACATGTGGCGCTTCGCCGGCGCAGGTGCGACCTCCGAGGTCACCGCCGGCCAGATCCCCCGTGACCTAGACGAGCCGGCACACACCATCACTGGCAAGGGCACCGCGGCCTGGATCGCCGGGGACGCCCGGCCACGGGCTACGCGCCGGCGCCTCGACGAGCCCGCGCCGGCCATCTTCGCGGCCAGGTCTGGCAACATGCGCTGGGAGGAGGGGCCGATCGATGAGCAGATGGTCTACGAGCGCCGCGAGGCGATCCGCCGGGTCACCGTCGAGGAAGCCGCCGTCCTACAGTCGTTCCCCGTGGACTACCCCTGGCAGGGCAACCGCACCGCCCATTTCCGCCAGGTGGGCGACGCCGTCCCGCCTCTGCTGGCCCACGTCGTCCTGCGTGCCGCTGAGGGGGCGTCGTGAGCGGCTGGATGTTGTCGTCGAGCAGCGATCGGTACGCCTTGGACCTGGTCGACGGGGTCGGCACCTACGCCGCCTTCGGCTCGCACTACTCCCGCCGGACCCCGGGCTCGAGGACGTTCACCGGAGTCGGCCAGGAAGTCGTCCTGACCCATCCGTCCGGAGCGGTCTGGGCGGTCGTCCGTCAGCGGGTGCCGGCACCACGCGGTAGCGGATCCTCCCGCGGGCGGGATGGAGTGACGGCGGCCACGCGCTGGGTCTGGCGGAACAACATGTTCCGCAACCTCGGCGAGATCACCTCGAGCACCTTGATCAGGTCAGCTGTCATCTCGACCGTGCAGGCCTGGACGGAGCGCTACGGAGACCTGCCCGAGGAGGACCTTCGGACAGAGATCGACGTGCGGGCCGTCACCAGCGCCATCCCCGGATACTGCTACCGCCGCGCCGGCTGGCGGCCGATCCGAACGGTTCGCGGGAAGCTGTACCTGCGTTGTCCTCGGGCACAGATCGATCGGAGCCTGCCGTGAGGCAGCCATGGGCGCTGCGCGGCTCTCTGAGGCCACTGGCGTGCGCCGTTTGCCTGCTGTAGGGTGACGGGGTGGCTCGGCGCGCCGAGACCGTCGCAGATGGCCTCGCGGTCTGCCTGGACCACCTCACCCACGCCATCCCCGCCGCCCCACCACCGATCAAGAAGCCCACGTGATTCTTCTGGAACTCAGCGACGTCGAGGCGTCAGCCGTGGCAGTTGCGCTGGTGACCCTGATCCACAGTTCCGACATCGGTGACGATCATTGGCGCTTCGCCGCATCCGATGTCGGCCAACTGCTCGACGCGCTGAGGCGCGAGGTCGAGCGAGAAGAACCCCCATGAGCGACAACGTTGTCACTTTTGTTGCCGGCGCCTGCCCGGCGTGCGGAGCCAGGGCCCTGGCGGTCGATCAGAGCGGTGCACTGACCTGCCTGGAGCAGGAGTGCCCGCGGCCGACCGCACTGGCCGAACTGCTCGAGCTGGAGCAGGGTCCGCGACACATCGTCGAGCTTGACGAGGACGCCCACGCGGTCCAGCACCCGATGGTCGAACGCCTGGACGAGGGCGTGTTCACCTGCGGGCTGTACCAGTGGCTGACCCTGCAACCCGGTTCGCCGAAGCCTCCCGGGCGTTACGTCGTCACCGGGCTGCTGCTCAACGAGCTGCAGTGGGATCCCATCCCGTAAACCAGTGCGGTACAGCCGGTTTCGTGTTGTGAAAACCCTTGCGGCACAGAGGGTTACGGGCGTCGACGAAACGACTGCTGAGAGTGCTCGGACTGCCTACGGAGAGTCACGGGGAACCTGACCGGCGGATTT